CTGCTGGTGTAACTTCTGGGGTAACGCCTGCTGGTGTAACTTCTGGGGTAACGCCTGCTGGTGTAACTTCTGGGGTAACGCCTGCTGGTGTAACTTCTGGGGTAACGCCTGCTGGTGTAACCGCTGGTGTAACTGCAGGAGTTACCGCTGGTGTAACTGCAGGTGTAACTGAAAATGGTGGGCAATTAGGAATTGAAGGTGATGCTGGATATCCACTTGTAGAACATGCTACGGCATAAACACCACAACTTGAGCCTGTGTCATTTGTAGAAGAAGTATACTGTCCTCCAGCCTCGTCTGTATAGTTCGTTGTGCAATACCAAACGACTGCAGGCGTAACTGCAGGTGTTACGGGTGGTGTAACTGCAGGTGTTACGGGTGGGGTAACTGCGGGTGTAACAGGTGGGGTAACTGCAGGTGTTACGGGTGGTGTAACTGCAGGTGTTACGGGTGGGGTAACTGCGGGTGTAACAGGTGGGGTAACTGCAGGTGTCACGCCACCGCAACTTGGTGTTCCTGATGCTTGTGTTGATCCACAGACCCAGCCATTTGGTGGATATCCATTAGCATTTTCTTGAGAATTATATGCTTCTTGACAGGTACTGTTTGTTGCAATCGGTCCTTGTGGAGTATTATTTAAATCACAGTATCCATAATAGTTAGTTGTCACAGGAGTAACTGGAGGAGTAACTGGTGTAACAGGTGGTGTAACTGGTGTAACAGGTGGTGTTACTGGTGGGGTAACTGGAGTAGAACAGTTAGTAGGCAATGCAGGCATTGAAACAATTGAGCAAGAGAAGTCTGTTCCGCCTCCTCCAGGTAATCCAGCAACTACGGCAGCGTATGAAGCACAAGCAGTATTTATGTTTGTTGATACATAGTTATTTTCGTCAATAACAAATGTCTCTGAGGTTGGTGTTCCCTGATAACAATATGTCATATATACTGTTCCTGTTGTTACAGGTGGGGTTACTGGTGGTGTAACTGGAGTAACAGGTGGTGTTACTGGTGGTGTAACTGGAGTAACAGGTGGTGTTACTGGTGGTGTAACTGGAGTTACAGGTGGTGTTACTGGTGGGGTAACAGGATTAAAATATGGGAAGTAAGGTGGAGTTACTGGTGTAACTGCGGGTGTTACAGGTGGTGTAACTGCAGGTGTAACTGCAGGAGTAACAGAAGGTGTAACTGCAGGTGTAACCGCAGGAGTTACAGGAATAACTGCAGAACCTTCATATATATCTCCATAGACAACCCATGAGTTTGTATCAATTTTTAAAAGTGTTGCTTTGCCATATTGTGCATCAATATACATTTGTGCATTTTTACTATTTACTACTACTCCAGAACCTGGAGAAAATGTTGTTCTTCCTGTTCCAATTTCAATTAAGTGGTATTGTGATCCAATTGGAATTGCGACTGAAGAATTTGACGGGATAGTTAAATTGGTTGCAGAAGGCATATTTAGAATAATAGTCTTACTTACATCATCTGCATCTAAAGTAAAAGTAGATGTCTTTGTTACTATAGTATTAATATTTGCAATTCGTGGCTCTACATCAAATCTTAGTTCAACTGAGTTCCAATCAAGTCCTGTTCCAGCAAGGTCTGGATATCCTCCAGCAGAGGTTTGTATTGCATTTGTAACATACGAAGTTGTTGCTAAAAGGGATGTGTCTGCTATCCCGTGCACGTTTTGTGTTAATTCAGCATGGGTAGCATCTGCATTTGACAAAGCCTTAAGGTGTCCTGCAATTGACTTTGTGTTTATTCCATTAGGTGTTCCAAGGTTGTTGTCTGTTGGAATTATAGCCTTTTTAGTAACTGGATCAACTGCTCCATAGTGATAAATCTTTAATGCTTCTTGAATATCTGCAGCAAAATCATAGCCAGGAACCTTGGTTGGGAGTATCCCAGAACCATTTTCGGTACCATCAATATATTCATCAGCCATTACATATCACCATCTTAGATTATACCACCGTAATTTTCAAGGCAAGACTTATTAAGAAATGTACTGTGAATGTGCCAGAAAGAGGTGTCCACTCAGATTCTGAAAATTTGCAGGCATTTACAGTAACTGGAAGAGTAACATCTCCAGTTCCAGCCTGTATGGTTATTGGAAGAACCGTAATAGATGATGCAACTGGACTATCTGGATGAGATATTGTACATTGAACATTAAAGTCTGCTGCAGTTAATCCACCGACAAGACTCATTGGTATGATGTTTGAAACTTTAAAATCTATTGCATTTGCTGATACACCGTTTACAAAACCTACAGTTCTATTGGTGCTAAATTTGTCTGTAATAAGTTTTCCAGTTTCAGTCCAGGTATTAACTCCACCCTCATTTACATACTGATACATAGAAAGATAATCTGGGTCTGTTGCCTGAACATTTATATATATATCAAGCAATTGCAAATCAGTAGCATGTGATATTGTGTTTGGATCTCCAAGACCTACAAGAAAAAGATTTCCTCTATCTCCCTGCGGACCAAAATCAATTTCAACATTTACGTTGGCTGTACCACCAATAACTTTTACATCGTCAGTTGATACAAATACTTCTGTCATACTGCTGTCCACTTAGGATAAAGTTTTATATCTGCACTAACTAGTGGAATTATCTGTCCTGCAGTGTAACTAATTCCTAGACCATCTGCTGCAGTATTCCAACCTGCAAATGTATATCCTACTCTTGCAAGAGTTCCATTGTTTGCAATTGTAATGCTTTGATTTGGAACATATCTATTTATATCTATTGGAGCATTTCCGCTTGTTGCATTAGTATTGTTATAAATAACTCTATAGTTTGGAATTGCTCTGTTTGGAGTTCCAATATCTTGTGTTACATCATCTGTTACTGAAATAGATCCAGTTAAAAGTGTAAAGACTTTATCGTATGTATCTGCTCCCTGTGCATATACCTGAATATCATACTGATAGATTAGCGCTGGATCCATTTGTGCACCGTTTTCAGGTGTTATTGCACAAAGGATGTGATCACTAAATATTTTTGCACTTCCAAATATTCTACCTTCTGGCATCAATGAATTTGGGGTTGGAGAAGTTCCACGCTCTGTAGCAATTGTAAATGTAGAGTTACTATAGTCATTTAGATAAAATGTAGAACCATCAGTTTTTTGAGGGTACACCTTAAACTCATGGGTGTCACCCTTATAGTAATTTATATTTAGTTCTCCTGGAAATGCCATGATTTTATTATACCACGCTGACGTATATAGAATTAAGAATTACAGATGCATCAAAGTCTGTTCTAATCTGAGGAACTGCTCCATTGCCCCACATCGCCTTGTCCTCAATAAATATGTTTTGAGTTACAGAAAGGTTATATACGTTTTGGTATTTGAGAGAACCTACAAACTGTACAAACTCTTGATCTTTGCTTGCAAAGTATGTTCTTAGCCAGACCTCTGTATTTGGTGTGTAGGTTGTTAGTTCAAAATTGTATGTTACGAATATTTGTGAACCTTCTTTTATACCGTGGAAGTTTAGGGCTCTTTGATGGCTATTCCAAAGGCTAGTACAACCTTTAGGAAGGTATGTCTCATTTTGTGACTTGTCCTTTGTGTCCAAAAGAAGTGTTACCCAACCATCATCTCCTTGAGAAATTCCAAGTTTAATTGGTTTATCTATCGTATTTTTGTATGAAGCCCATCCTGCTTGCTGTCCTGAAGATGATAAGGAACTTAATCCATCTTTTCCTGATGGCCCTTTATCACCTTTTGGGCCTGTTTTTCCTTCTGGTCCTTGAGGCCCTTCTTTTCCATCTTTACCGTCTCTACCTGATGGACCTTGTGGTCCTACTGGTCCAGGGACTGGAAGAAATGAAAGAGTATTATCCGAACCAGGAGATGACTGACTTTGTTCTACCTGAGCAGCATAAGAAGATTTTTTTGCACCTGGGAAATCCATAGATTTAGAAGCAGCCATAAGGACATTATCTCATGACTATTTGTTTACTTTAAATATTTTATTCTTAATTCTAATTACTGGTGGCAACTCAGGTCTTGGAGTTGTAACTTTTACTACTGCCATTATAGGCTACCTGTAATATCTCCAATTACAGAGATGCTTCCAATCAAAGGTGTCCAGACAGTATCTGAATCAATAGTAACCTGAAGATCAAATGTTAACTCTGTCACAACTGATTTAAATCCAGTACCCCAAAACTGAGTCAAGGACGCTGGAGCCATAATATCTACATATCCTTCCCCTGGTGTAACTTCCAGGGAATCAAGAACATCAGACTGAGGATCATAAGAAGTGGCTTCAAAGGTCCAGTCAGATGTATCAAAATATGTTGTTTCATCGTCTTCTAAAAATTCAACACGAAGCGGAGAGGTATCTCCTCTAACTATATTCCATTTGATTCGAGCAGGATCTGCTCCAAATATCTCAGGTGAACAAAGACTCATATTGAGATTATACCATAAAAAAAAGACTAGTACTCAGGCTGGTGGGTATGAGAGACAAACCAGAGTACTAGTCAAATTAAAGTATATCATATCAGGACAATCTGGACATTGATATTAAAAGTTATCAAATCGTTATTGTCTGTAATGTCCGTTTTGTATTGGTTTGTAGTAGATCATCAGAAATGGAGATGGTGTATACTTAAAATATATAAGAAAAAAGAACTATCTTTAAGGTTTGTATTTAAAAGATATATTATATATAGTATATAGGAAATTACTTATTGTTTTTAGCAATATGCTCAATTAAAATTTTATACATTTCGTCAAGTTTTTTCTCTTGTCTATCTCGTGACATTATAGAGTCAACTCTTTGATCTTCAACAGCATCTTCAAGTCTATTAATTTGGTCTTTTAGTGATGATCCACCATTGGTTTTAAGTTCGCTGAGATAATGTTTTACAAGCCACTTGATTGCAAGACCAAGTGATGATACAATTGTAAGTATTGCTACGATTAACGAAGCCCAGTCCTGGATTGTCATAACTAGATTATTATAAGGGGTATTTTACAAAAATGAAAACAGACATACTTGAAACGTTGGAGTATTCTAAAAACTTAATTATATCCCCCGACATGGATGGTTTTATGACCGCAAAATTATTAGAGCGTTTTAACGGTTCGAAAATAGTGGGTTCATATGATAAAAATATTTTGTGTCTCGCCGACGGTATCAATCCAGAAGAATGTTTGTTCGTCGATTGCGATATGAATCGACAAGAGTATGTATCTCTCGGAAATCATATGCGCTTACTTGATGACAACATGTCAGTCGAGTCGTTTAATCCAAATGTTCACTTCGGCGTGACGACATATACTGACAAGTTTCCATATGCAACCGCTTTTTTGATAAGTTTCGCAACAGAGGTTGATCTTTCCGAACAAGACCTTATACGCATGGCTTTCGCTGATTCAACTCTAAAGAACATGGAGAAGTACAGCGATAACATGCGAAACTGGTCTACACGGATGGATCATCCTGCAGTAAAGTACATAACAGACAATTCGGACATTGCAAGGGATAATGATAGAGATGCAAGATTTGAATATGTAGACCAAGCATTTGTATCTAAAAGATACGGCAAGGAAAGATACTTGGATACCCTAAATAATGCCCTAGCAGGCCAGGAGATGGCTTTTGAGCCATTAGTCCAGGGTATGAAGTACATGTGCGACAAAGTTGGTATCAATACCGTTATAAGGTATAATAGAGATATAGTGTCATATGCCGAGATATTCGGTGGAGAGTATTCGGTTACATATGATCAAGAGGTGGAGTGGAAGTGAGTGATGATGTTAAGTTTACGGACTTATTTGATCCTAATCAACCAAGATCAAATCGTGAACTCATTGAGTCCCGCCTCAAAATATGCAATGAGTGTGAGTGGTTTAAAAAATCACTTCAAAAATGTAGGAAGTGTGGTTGTTTCATGAAATTGAAAACCACATTACAAGAAGCAAAATGTCCAATAGAGAGATGGTAAAAGAAATGACAAAAGATGAAGTAATCAAGATTATGCTAGATAGCATTAACTCAGACAACCTTGCAATGTGCTTGCAAAATGGAATGAGCGAAGAAGAGGCTAATAAGCAAATCGAACAAAGCCAACCAAGTTTGGTATTCTTGTTTGGTAATATCTACGACAAGTTAAAGGCTGCTAGTCTATTCTGATTTGCAAGAGCAGTCAGTACAGCATGTTTCTGAAAACATTTTTAAAGCCAAAGATTCATAGGCTGCAGGACCTTTTGTCCATGCGCCTGTTGATCTACCCATGTTGTCTGTTTCTGGCATTGGTTTAGATTCAAATTCAGGTGCCTTTGGCTCTTCCTGAAAACCTATATCCCAAGCGTTTTCAAAGTTTTCTAATATGCCCATCTTTGACCTTCCTTTGCGTTTGTAGATTTAATTGATATGTACTCATTATAACATTCTTGTACGATGTCAGAATCTAATTCCTGTATTAAGTTATCCATCAAAACTCTTTGTGCTATTTTCTCTCTAGGCATATGTCCATCATGTTTAGACATAAGGGTTTCAACGACTGTCTCTCCATGCCTATCTACCCTGGTTTTTTCTGTATTTGACATTTGATGTTTTACATATTCGTATACTTGATCATTTGTCAAACCATGATTTTCTTTTATTTTAAAATCAAAAAATAACGCTATGTCTTTTATAGTTCCAATTGGGTCTGTCATCATATCTTCAGATTTGCCTATGTATAGGTTAGATACATTTTTCTTTGCTTCTTTAATTGCCGTCAAATATTCTCTAGCACAACTTTCTATGTTGTTTTTTAATTCACTAAGATCATCAAAGCCTGTATCCCAATCTACTCTTGCTTTAACTACCGTCGATGGAATTGCTTCGTATGGGTTTCTGAAAAATACTGCTTGCTTTTGAGATGTATCTGAATATTTTTCTATTTCAAGACACTTAGTTACTGGGCCACCTATAAACATTGAAAATAGGTATGTCAAAAATACATTACCAGATCTTGGTGGTGAGTTAAATAGGAATAGGTCGCTCATTAAGAAATGAATTATTCTACTGGTGGTACTGAACTATGAGCCATTTTGCATGTACATCCAGCACAGCACTTATCGCCTTCATAGCCATAGTCGTCTAGTTCTTCAGTCATGATTTTATTATAGCATAATTCTGAAAAATTTTATAAAACCTAAATAGCCTAAAATCTGAATATTTTGTTCAGATGTATGATACGTGTTTATAAAAATGATATCACAAAAATATAGTGAGCACATAATCCGACACACCTAGGCGGTGTGATTAGAATCACATAAAATACCTGCACGACACGCCCGATAAATAGGCTAATTTGTCAGTCCCCCCTGCTATACTTGCAACATAACGAAAACAAGAAAGGTCACCCCCCTACATGGACACTTATAACAGAATACTAAAGGAACAACAGGAACGCCGTACTGCCCAGTCAATAAAAGACAAGGCTATGGTAGAGGCTATGTTTTCTAATAACCCACGCCCCCTAAATAACGAATACCTATTAGCGAAAGAAGAAAACTAATGAACGCAACTACAGCACTACTTCAGATTATTGCAGGCGCACTAATTCTAAATACCCCTCTCATAATCTTTTGGATTTTTATAGCACGTAAAATGGAAAGAAAGGTAACAAACTAATGAAAACTAATTTCGAGATAACGCAAGAGATAAACACTCTTGCAAAGAAACACTATGATGACATGGCACTTGCGTGGTCATGGGGTTGTGCTCAAGCGTTACTAACAACTCAACAACTTAATTTAATTCTTGGAATGCTAAAAGAAAAGGAAACAAACTAATGAATCCATTTACTATGTTTATTGATTGGGTAGAAGACTATCCAGCAGCAGGACTAATCAGCGCATTCACTGCGGTTGCATTGTGTGTTGTGTTAGGTATTGCACTTAGTTAATTGTTAGTAGTTTTGCAGATCCCCTGCAAAATTACCTAGGGCGTTTTTGTCAAGCCGACACGCTTAGGATAATGGTCATTTTTATTTATGACCATACAAATGTGACCCTTATCACTTGTGATACACCTCACAATGTCCGTTTTGGTAGCATTTTTGATTAGACATTTGTCAGACCCCCATGCTAAACTTACAGTATAAAGAAAAACAAGGGTAAAGAAATCCCTTAAAGAAAGGTGGTCACTATGACTACACTAAACACACTATGCAAGTGGCACGAGCCTCTTGTTTCCGCTATCTCCGAAATTGGAGATGAGCAATTTACTCTATGCGTTAATTGCGATAGCAACATTGAGCGTTACTACTATGATAGTGACCCTGAGCAGTTTCCTACATGGACAGATTGGTATGTGACTAAATGAATAAAACTTTTGACACTATGCAGTTTATAGATGAACAAGGCTTATGCGCTATGGATAACATTTGTGCATTTTGCATAACACTATTTGACGGGTGGAATAGATTTTGCCCAGCATGTAAGGACTACAAGGGCGTAATGGCTCTCCCTGATTTTATTAACACTTATGGAAAGGAAGGACTTAAAAGATGAGTACTTTTGTTAATCTCCCCTCAGTTTGTGGGGCTACATCTGCAAGCGTAGATGTCTATGACTTAGACCTTAACCCTCATGGGGTTATCTGTTGCGATAACTGCAAGTCTATCGTGTTATGCCGTAAGGCGTGGGACTACCTATACAAGGAGGTTAAATAATGCCAGTATTTAATTTTGATTTATCCGTTACTATTGAGGACGATAGTTTCGAGTCTGCACTATCTTGGTTAAAAGTTATTCCATTGGAACGACTTGATTTCATTGTTGTTGATTACACAGAATTAGAGGTTGCCGAATGAAAACACTTCAAGAAAAACTTGACGCAGTAGCGTTAGAGTTAGAGCCAATACTTTGGGATTTACTAAATGAAATTGAGGAAAAATAAATTGTTGGTAATTTTAATTGCAATGACTTCATTTGCTTTTGTAATTTGGATGCACAACGGGGCATAAATAAAAAAGAATTGCAGAAATAAAACTCTGCAATTTTTACCTAGGCGATCTTCCTAGCGTGTCGTCCACAGGGTGATGTGGATAACCTATGTGTTTAAGATCACACTATTTATCCCCCTATTTACGGCGTGTCGATTTGATTTTGTGAGATTTTTTTGCTATACTTGCAGTATAACAATTAAATAAAGATAAATAAGCAATGAGCCTTAGCAAATAAGTGTGACGAGTATCACAATGAGCCTAAGCAAATAAGTGCCCTATTTGTCAGACCCCCCTGTTAAACTTACTATACAAACAAACGAAAGGATGACATCCATGTCATACACTATAACACTCGAAACCTTTAATGGTTCGACTAAGAAAATCAACCTCGCCTCTCGCGGTGCTGTTGCTCAATTCATCTCAACATACCCAACACAATTACCTGTTGGCGTTGCGGTAAAAGTATCGTGTGACGCATTAGGCGTTAGCGGAACACTACGCGGAAGCCGTAGCCTATAATGGAAATCTTTCTATGCGACTCATGCGATACTCTCGCTACTATTGAAACGCTATCAGATACAATAACAATAGTTAAATGCTCATGCACTAAATTATTTACCACCCCCGAATCAAACTAAAAGAATAGGAAATAAAACAATGGTACAAATCGAACACAATCTAAAGTTTATCACTGAGGTAGACGAAACCCATCCAATCGGTATGCAATTAGTAAACCTTGAAAAAGAAATGCAAATCGTAATGCTTGAGTCAATGCTTAAGGATTTAATTGCTCCAAAGTTAGGACCTATCCTTGATGAAATTAACGCAGGCGGTTCATACGCAATTCTAAAGGTGGCAGAATAATGATGACAAGAAAAGACTATGTAGAAACTGCAAAAATTCTAAATAAGTTTTCTGATAGTATCGACTCTCACGATTTCGATAATTTAATTTTTGAATTTAGCGAATGGTTTGCTTCAGATAATCCAAGATTTGATGAACAAAAATTCTATGATGCTTGCGTTGACGATGCAAAATTTCTTGCAACTCTAAAATAAAAAACAAAATCCTGAGCACGATTTAAAACTGCTCAAAAATTTCCTAGGCGATCTAGGCCGTTTTCCACAGGTCAGACCAAGTTATCCACAGGTCATTTAAGATGTTGTTTACGACACGCCCAAAATTTTGTGAAATTTATCACATGGCTTGAGCGTCTCATTATTTAAGACTACTCAGCAGTAGGTTGATAACTTTTGTCTAATAGGCTAAACTTACATAGTAAGAAAAATAAATAACAAATATTTGTCAGACCCTAATGGTAGGATAAATAAATAACAACAAAGAAAGAGGTTGGCAAATGTCAGCAAATGTCTATTCAATAGAAAACCTACTTGTAGGAAAAACTTATCACTCACGCACTTTAACAGGCGAAATAATTGACGCAGAAAAGTCTGATGTCTTTTATGGCGCAGGCTTAGAAAGTTATCGGGTTCAGGTACGCCCTCACTATCCCTCAGTATTTAATCTAAAGGATACTTATCGCTATCTATCTGTAAGAGTTGGAGAATAAATAAATGGAAACTTTAACTAACTCTTTCCTTGATTGCACCGATTGCTATGATGAGGGTATCCTATTTTTTGGTAATGGTGGCGAGGACTTTGACTCAGAATTTTGTGAGTGCGCTAAAGGCGTGTCTCTTGAAAATGAATACTGCGAATGGTATTCTGAAAGTATCATGAACGAAAACTATAAGGAGAATAACTAATGAACGAATACCTATACTCAGTTACTTGTACCTATGACTCAGCCCCTACCCCTAAGTGGGTTGGTCGTTATAGTGATGCTTTATCTGCCGTTGAAGTTTATCAAAAATTTACAGACCACGGCTTTGCTAATGAATACGCAACAATTAACTTGTCTGAACCTTCAGGAAAAATGCACACAAAAACTTTCTACAAAACAGGAATGGTGGTAACACGATAATGGGAAGCGTAACAGCGTTAGGAATACAAGACTCAGTGCTTGACTTAGAAACTCAGATTGCCTATCACTTACAAGGTAATCACTATCCACCCGTTCCACTTTCTATGGTACAGCCTTGCATAGATGCTATTGACGCATACTATGATGAGGACTATGAAAGATTTATTGCTATGCCCGAAGGCGTATTCTATAAGGGCATGAGCCATGCACCAGCACGGGCAGTAATTGAACAACACCACTTATCATTTTGGTTACCAGAGGGAGAATAAATGTCTGATACAATGATTGCTATGGAATTGATCCACGCAGATAACTTAACACCAGACCAGGTAATGCTTGGTGATTTAATTAAAGTTGATGAGGACATTGTTGAAGTAATTTTTATTGAAAGTGATTCTACTGGAGATAACTATGACATACAAACTCAAAACGAATTTGGTGAAAAAGAATTTACACAGTATGCATACACGGATTTAATTCCGTTGTATGTTTTTACTGAAGAAGAATAGTAAAAATGATTTTGTGTGCTTCCCTGCACAAAATCGCCTAGGTTAATTTATCTAGCGTGTCGCCGTGTGAGATTGATCACAGTTTAAGATTTGACATTTTATCCCCATGTATGCTAAGATTAATTTATGAAGAAATCAAAAGAGGAATTACGTAGGCTTATGGAATTACGCCGTAGCAATGCAGCCTCTGCCGTACCCAATAAGAAAAAGTATGACCGTAAAAAATGTCAGTCCCTGATGATACAATTAAAGAAAGAAAGAGAGTAGCCCACAATGGATTTCTATGACGATTACTATGAAACAGACATGATACGCCCTGATGCTAAATCATGCTATTGTAAACTCCATTCAATTTGCGCTAACTGCAAGGAGAGTTATAACTAATGACTAAACTAAAACGTTCTAATGATAGAAAGGTGGCTAACCTTGTCACAAAAAATGGAAAGCGAGCCGCAATTGCGAACACGTTCGGACTACCCGCAGGAAAGGCTTATTCATGTCCTGGCGCTACGAGTGTCTGCGAGAGTGTTTGCTACGCAGGCAAATTGGAAAAGGTATTCCCTTCCGTTAAAGTAAATCTATTACACAATTGGGATCTACTTAAAGATGCAGACGGCGAAACTATGGTCCGCTTGCTTAATGAGATGATTGTTGATTTCAAGAATGATTGTATCAAGAAAGATGCGCCTATGCTATTCCGCATCCACTGGGACGGAGATTTCTTTAATGATACCTATGCCTATGCATGGAAAGTAATTATTGATAAGCATGAGGATGTTCAATTCTGGGTGTACACCCGTGTGAAGAGTGCAGCGCTTATTCTTAAAGACATTCCTAATCTTAGTTTATACTTCTCTGCAGATAGCGAGAATGTTAAGACTGCCGTTGATCTAAAAATTAACAGCGGTGTTCGCATGGCATACCTTGCTAAAAATTTTGCTATTGGTCAAGCAGATGTAAAAGAAATGATTGGTCGTCCTGCTGCTAAGTGTCCTGAGAATAATAAACAAATTCCACTTATCTCATCGGCTGGCTCGGCTTGCGTTTCTTGCTCACTTTGTGTATACTCTAAGAGTGACATAATTTTTTCTGCGACTAAGAAATGAGATAGCATGCAACAAATAATTATTTTATTTTTAACTGCAATATTTTTATATGCAATTTTTGCAAGCCCGTTGTGAAATGGGCCCCCTAGGGGCAAAACTTTTGATTTGTCAAGTTTAGACACGCTTTTAAGATGTGATTAAGGACACACCCAGAACCCCCCCTAAAATTTGAGATTTCTTAGATTTTTTGCTATACTTATTACATAACAAAATAACAATTCCACATAGTGAGATTATTCAGGTATCAACTTGAAAAATGTCAGTAGGAAATGTTATACTTAATACATACAACAACAAAGGAGAAATAAATGTCAGTAGCAACAGCAACATACAAGGTCGGCGACACATACACAACACAGAAGTCAAAGGTCACAGGCACAATCGTAGCAATCGAACCACAGGCTAACGGAAATGTTCGTGTTAAGTTAGATGTCAATGGCGCACACCGCTATACAACTTGGACGGCTAAGTAATCTAATTAGTAATTCCTGAGCATGAATACAAACTGCTCAACCCAACCCCCTAACAGTAAAGGAACAGACCCACATGGCACGACAAAAAGCAATCTCAGTAAAGATAGCAACACCAAAGGTAATCAAGGCACTTGAGACTCGTCTTGCAAAGTTACAATCAGACTATGCCTCACAAGAAGCCAACGAAGCAAAGCACGAAAAGGCTTTGGAGAAGTGGCGCAAGGAAGTAGCAAAGTTCGCTATGGCTAATTTTGCTAAGGCAGAAAACTTCCGCACAAACTATCGCTCATGGAATAAGACACTTAATGTTGATTTCGATTTAACAGTTAGTGAGTCAGACTTTCCTAAAGAGCCTGAGAAGGACTATGAAGTTCTACACCGCCACTCATACAATGAGATGAAAGAGGAATTGGAAAACGCAATCCGTATTCTCAAGATGACAGATGAGGAAACAGTAAGCACAAGCACTTACAATGCTATTGCTCGTTATCTGTAATTAGATAATTGGGTGGGGTGTAAAAGCCCCACTCATTATTCCCTGTGTTCCACGCTATTTATAGCAAGTGTCCCCTGGGGATCCTTCGCCAGGCTGATTAGGGCGATAATAGAAATACTATAGAGCCAGTTCACACCAACTGCAAGAAGTGTAACTACCTGAGTATGTATCAAAACTGCTCCCCGCAAGGGCCCTTGACAAATGTCAGTGGTAACCAGTACAATTAAATTAACCAACTAAAAGAAAGAGGTAGCCCTCATGGACCAGCCAGTAATAGACAATCACTACATGACACGAGAGTTTTTAGAAACTACTCTTGTTCAAAACAAAGCACGTATAGATGAATTAGAAAAGCACATCCAAACCGTAACACAACGTTCATATGGTGAGGCTGCAGAGCGCTCACGTATGCGTAACGAAATGCAAGAGTGGACCTTGGAAACAATGGAAAACGGTACCATTGATGAAAGCACTGCACAAGAAATTGCAGACATCTGTGGTTTTGAATTAGCAAAAGAATTTGAATTGGAAGTTTCAGTTCAGTATTCAATTACAGTCAATGCACGTAATGAAGAAGAAGCAATTAATGCAATTCATGAAATTGATTTTGATTCTGTTTCATATGGTGAAGAGGTAACTTATTTGTCATCCAGTGTTGACAGAGTAGATATTTAGTAGGGGGCTACTAATAAAACCTGAGCATGTTTAAAAACTGCTCCTCATTCCCCAAAAATTTCCTAGGGGGCAAAAGTTATCCACAGGTTACCCACATGACTAACATCACATGTGTTTACGATCACATTAAAAAAATGTCCGAATTGTCCTTGTCTAACTATCCCGATTTGCATTTGTCAGACCATTCGTGTATGATTGTATTAACAACAACAACAAAGGAGAAAACTCATGGCACATGAACTCGAAACACAAAATGGCGTGGCAAGTTTTGCATCATTTCGTGAACCCGCTTGGCATGGATTGGGTACCGTATTTACAGAAGAAAAAACAACAAGCGAAATGCTTGCTGCTGCCAATCTAAATAATTGGAATGTTCGTCTGGAAGATTTGGAAACCCCTACACATCTAACAAGCGACAAAGCATACCAGTATGTTTTGCGTACTAATCCTACTGATAACACACAGACCGACATTCTTGGTGTCGTTGGTGAGCGTTACCATGTAATGCAGAATGAAGATTTATTCTCATTCGGTGATAACATTCTTGATGGTGGTGGTCGTTGGGAGACGGCTGGCTCAATCAAGGGTGGTCGTGTCGTATTCGGTGCGTTAGCATTAGAGCGTGAAACAATTCTTGACCCCAATGGTGTCGCAGATAAGGTAAAGACTTATTTACTTATCAACACATCACATGACGGCTCGATTGCTATTCAAGCAAGCATTACACCTGTTCGTGTTGTGTGCGCTAACACTCTTAACCTTGCACTAAACACAACTAAGAAAAAGAATGGTGTCAAGCAATCTTTCAAGATTCGCCACACTCAGACCGCATCTGGCAAGGTTGCTGTTGCTCGTGAGACTCTTGGCATGGCTCATAAGTACATGGATTCTTTTGACCTCATGGCTAAGGCTATGATTGAAACAGAAATCAACGCTAAGCAATTCAACGACATCATTCTTGCTGCATACCCAAAGCCTGAAAAGGATTCTAAGGGTGCTTTCAAGAAATGGGAAAACAAGGTAGATGTTATTAACGACATCTATACAGGAGAGTTTAACGGCATGATTGCTGGTAATGCTTGGGGTGCTTTCAATGCACTAACTGAACGCCTTGATTGGTACCGTTCTGCTCGTGGTGGTTCTAACGAATCTATCCTTGCATCTGCATCTGGTTTTGACCCTGCAATTAACGCAGAAAAAAATCGTTTGCTAAAGATTGTGCAAAGCACTTTGCAAATTGCATAATTAAAAAAGTTCCTGAGCAAGAATTAAAACTGCTCGCATGGAGTGTTAGCATAGTTGGTTAATGCGCTACCCTGTCACGGTAGAGATCACGGGTTCAAGTCCCGTACACTTCGCAAAAATTCCTAGGTGATCTAGATGTCCGATATGTCCGAATTGACATTTCTAATAATATCTATTAAGATCATCAAATAACATTTCCCAGATTTTCGATTACGATACTTGACATTTATCCCCCAAACCCCTATAATTAGTATATGACCCAAACAAAACCTTACACAATAGATGAACTAATGCAAAAAATATATGATGAGAACTTTTCTCATTTTGATTTCATGGATAACATGAATGGTGGAGAGTGTGATTGTAATCTCCATGTGGCTATGGACTTAATGTATGAATATGGTGGTGGACTATGTTAGGCTATGAGAGAGATGATTTAGACAATATGGTTCTTGCTATTGATTCTGCTTTAACTACCGTGAATCCTGACGATGACCCCTGGTTACACAGAAACCTAACACAAGCCTCAGACTTCCTGTCAGGACTATGGGCAGAAGGGTACTTTGATTAATGAATATTGAATCTCGTGAAATTACATACCGCTCAATTGTTGAGCAAATCTTCTTTGAGGACGGAACAGAGTTAGTAGTAACAACTGGCTGGGCTGAAGGTGGTGGAGATTTAGATGTTAAATTAGATTGGGTAGAAGGCGAAGCACCTGAGTGGGCAAAGGAGTATGTTCATAATGTGGACTAAGTATGATTATCTATGTACTGATTGTGATGCCCTGATTCAAATCACTGCCTGTGCAGACAAGGTTTTAGATCCTGCCTGTATTTGCGGAGGGTATGGGATAGTTATCCTAATATCAGAAGAAGATGGCAATGCCCCTATCATTACAGATGTGAGCAAGGTCACACCCCGTGGGCTTGTAAAAATCAACACCAACCCGTATAATTAATATATGGACCTAAAAACATTCGAAGAATATGTAAGACTACACCTGCTGTCCTTGGAGCAAGACTCTGAGGAACTACAGAAGCAAATGGGCTTCTATGATGACTATGATTGCGATGAGTATAAGGATTTGGAGATAGAAGATATTTCTACCAATGGACAGATTCTTGCCTGCTACCACTTCTTATCAGTATTAGAGGCTACAATAGATGAGCGATAATACTACCCTTGACCCATATCTAATGAAACAAGTAGAAATGGGTATGGACGGAGCAGACATCCTGCATGGTCACCTTAAAACTCTTATGTATGAGGCAGAGCAACAGTTAGACCTTTGTATTGAGGCAGAGGAATACTCAGAGGAAGCCATGGACTCTATGGCTCGTACAGAGGCTTCAGGCTATCTTGACGCACTGTCTGAGGTTTATGCCCTAACATATGCTATCGCTTTTGCCAAGGAAGATATCAAGAACCGTAAGGAGATTCTTGGTGAATAACTTTATCGAACTTTCCTTTGACGAATGGTGTGACACATACAAGCCAATCATTAACCATATAGACAGTAATGCCTCCTTTGACAATGGAGACGGTGGTGTTATGTTTGAGACCTATGGTGATGAGGTTGAGTTTGTTAAGTCTCAATCCCCTGCCAATATCTGGATGTATGGTCAGGGTGACGACGGTGGTACCTATGTATGGAATGGCTGGGGATTTGTAAATAGATTAGGATACTTCATCACTGAGGTACCCTGCCCACCTGACACAGACATTCAGGTTATGGTTGGAGAGCCCGACTTGACATGTGATTTCTGCGGTGATACAATTGAACAAGACGAAACCCACAAATGCGAAGGAATACAAGAATGATAAAAGCAGATAACTTACAACTAATCGGACAATTTGCAGTAGACTCAGGTCAGGCAATTGTTGGCGACCCTTGCTATTTAGAGGATTGGAAAAATTGGGACAGAGATGTTGATAAATTTGAGGACCATGTAAATAAGATTGGCGAGTATGGTTACCTTGGTGCCTGTAACGCTACCCTTGGCAAGGGCTTTGGACAATTAGGAAATCAAGCAGTAGCATTTTCCACGGGATACGGAGACGGACTCTATCCTGTCTATGCAAATATAAATGAGGACGGACGAGTAGGTCTTGTCGTTATTGATTTTACAGGAGAATATGATGTGGAGGACAACTAATGGGAGCACGTATTAATTTTATTTTTAAAGACGTTGAGGATGAGGCCCATGTAGTTCTATATAGCCACTGGGGTGAGACCGAATGGCAACGGGACTTAGCAATGGCCTTGGAGCACTCTAAACCACGCTGGAAAGACTATGCCTACTTTACCCGTATGATGATTAGTTATTTAATGCAAGACTCTATTCTTGATGAAACAGGGTTTGGTATTTATGCTATCAAGGGTACCAATTTTGAATTAGGCGAAACCACTATCGTTGTCGATATCGCTAAAGAAACTATCTATGAGGCAGGCAAGGACCTACAGGTTGACTGGCAATTATTTATTAATGCCTATATACCAAAAACCGTTAGCGCTTAGCGCAGCATAGATCAACAGGTATGGGTCACCTGGTGATTAACTAAATAAGGATAGGGACGGCGTAGCCTGTGGGGGTTGCGCCTCCCTTCCCCTTCCTGTATAATAGATAAAGAGGAGACACATGGCTTACAGCGTTCGTAGAAAACCCGAAAGCACAAAAGAAATACAGTTCTCGAATCGTTTAGCAAAGTTGCTAACTGAGGACATGGGACTTAACTTGGAAGCAGTTGGCTTTCATTTAGTACATAACCACCCTGTTATTGTACCTCGTAGATTGGAAGTAGTTGCCTTGACTGCGGGGGAAGAGTATGATAAACTTATGACAGGATACTTAGGAGAGGATTACACAGAACTATGGAAGTAGATTTTTCAGACAGATGTGGTATTTTAGGACAGTTTTGGTATGAGTTCAGAGATGATGAGGATCTAAAGCCTTTCATCTCATACAATGACGTAGGCTTGCCGCTTGCTTGGTTTATTGCAACGGGAGTTGTAACACCACTACCAATGGCAGAGGAGTATGTAAATGAAACGTTTGCAATGTTCCTTGATGCAATGGAAGTAACAGAGGAAGATGTTATTGATGCTGATAACCTTGATGACCTGCTCGCAATCGTAGAGCAAAAGAAAAACGAACGAGACTCACAGTAAAAGGCTGCACCCTTCGGGGTGCGCCCTAGGTGATCTAGAATATATCACATATATCAAACCTTGTCAAACCATTGTATGAGGGTATTACGAACCTATCTAAAAATTTCCCAGAAATAGATTACGATGGTTTGAAAAAAATTCCCAGAAGTTTACCATATCAAACCTTATTTGTCAAACCTTTATATCTAGGTGTATAATAAAGATATGGCCCCACACCACTTTGCAGCAATGTATAGAAACCCATCACATAGACATGATCAACCTCATGACTCTATAGGGTTTGATAAAGCCATTGGTGCATTAACTGGTATGTTGTATTCTATTGTTACTCTTAAGGCTTTCTTTCCTTCTGCTCCCCCGCCACAAATGAATTATTATCCTGTTAAGGATGCCGCAGGCGGGGATTCAAAGTATACACAACTCACTCTATTCTAATAACAAACCTCTATAAAGGTATTACGAACGACTCTAAATTTTTCCCTGAGTTTTCAAACCTTTATAGAATTTTTTTTGATTTTATAAAAAGATTAAGATCATTTCGAAAAAAATCGCTGACTTTTTAAGGGCATATTCATGCATAAAAAGACTTGACAAACCATGGTTTTGCATGTATAATGCCCAAACCTTATATACTGGTTTGACAAATATGGACATATGTGGTATACGGGGTTTGGGGGTATAAAGGTTTGGGGATAGAAGGTTTTATGGTTTGGCATTACGAACGCCATCGTTAAAAGAGCGCCATACTCCACTATCCTCCACTTCACTCCACTTGTACCCTATCTAATTAAACAATCAGTAACATTTATCTGTGGATAACATGTGGATAACTATGACATTTTTAGCCTATTGACATGTGGATAACTATCTGATATCATGGATATATGGTAAATCTAAGGGGTATTCCAACACCTGTATGTCCTTGTTGTGGCTCTACATTATTAAGGCTAACAGTTCAATTTGATCCAGATACCTATGAGGTAGAAATGTATCTATTAGATGATGCAGAGTGTATAGAATGTAAGTGTTTAATCACTGCTCCTACTCCATTAGACCATCCAAACTATATCTAACCTGTGGATAACTGCTATAATTAAACCATGAAACCTTTCCTAATCATAATGCTTGGCCTATTCATCTTTCTAAATTATATGGCCTACCTACAACAGATGCGTATGGGTGGATAAAACCATTTCATGACCCACTCCTTCCCTAAGATCATATGGCAAACCCACAACTACAAAAAAGAAGATCTACCTGAGCATATATCTCATACTGCTGCTACATGGAAGAACCTTAATCCTGGCTGGGAGTATAGATATGTAGATCATATACAAAGGGATGAAATGGTCAGTGCATATCCAGAAATATATCAAACCTATAAAGATCAAACTCCTGTATTCCAATCAGATATCTGGAGATTCTTAGTAACCTATGAACATGGTGGATGCTATGCTGATATGGATTCAGTCTGTGTTAAGCCATTAGACTACCTCTTACAGGATATAGATCCACTTACTGAGATAATAACAGTTCCAAAAAAACAAGGGTATGGCAACACCCATAACTATGTAGTCAAGCCAAAGTCAAAGGCAATATCTGAAGTTTTTGAGAAAATGAACAGTTACTCTAAGATTCTTCAAATGGATAGAGCATTCCTAATATTTATCAAAACCATATATGAGTATGAAGATACCTCTCAACTATTCATTGTTCAAACCGAACACAACTCTATAGAAGATGTTGCAGCAATGCATGATCATAACTATAAGAGTGCTTTTGATATATCTGAGCACAAGGTAAACAATTACGGTACTATTGTAAAGTATTTAGATTTTCTTAATCAAAAAGGGCTTAGCCCATCCATATAAACCACGGTATATAAAGATTACGATACATCCTTTATAGCCTTATTGACCATACGGATCAAGGCCCTACGGGTTATCTTTGAAGCATCAAAGGTCTCTGTGTATCCATTTTGAGGCATATCCGCCTTATCCAGGAAATGTCCATGTCTTTCCCTTAGTGTTTTTAGTACTGTAGATTCGACCTTTCTTGCCCTATCCCGTTCGAAAAAATGCCAATACTTAATCAGTATCCAACCCTTGGTCCTATGGCTTGCAAACCTTCTGCCTGATATATCAGATATCCCTACCTTGACAGCCTTATGTAGTGGGCTATATAATATATATAAGACTGCTGATTCCATAGGATCATTATACTTGACATACCGTGTCAAATATGGGATACTTAAAGTATGAAATCATCAAGAGAAGGTGCTTTAGCACAAAGATCATTTGTCAAACCAGGAAAGATTAATTTAGGACCAGAGGCATCCAGCATACTTAAAAATCTTGAGCGAGCCAGAAACTATGGAAACAAAAGAAAATACAATGCCGAACTTAATAAGTTGGCTAAGAACCATCCAGAGTTTGCTGAAACAATCCTAACATTTGTTTGGAAATAATATGACAAAGATAAGAGTTGAGATTAACAAGCAGACTGGCAAGTGGCGTTTCTTGGATTTAGAGTTGGGTGTGTATTCTTCTGATGAGTGGGATACCAGGAATGAGGCCTTTAAAATGTCTGATAAATACCGCAAGAAACATGGGTTAAAAAAACATGAAAGAGCAAGATGAGGATACTAACCAATAGTGCCCGTTTAGGGCATAGAATGGTTTATAACTCCTATTTTGCGCCGAACTTTAAAGATTATTCTTTATATCCCCATATGCCACGAAATTCTCGATCTTCGTGACTAAAGCCACCAGTTACAGCGTGGGCGAGTTTAAACATGTCTGGAATAAGTAGATCACCTTGCTCCCACTTATGAACCATTCTGATGTCCTCGTTGTTCCATATTATGTCTTCTATTTTTCGAATCAATGCCTCAAACTTTAACAATGTATGCTGATCTGGAGACTCTCCGTTGTACGACACAAGTTTGACTATCATGGGCTCTGGCAATATGGTAAACCTTATAACTGGCTTATCTGTTAGCCAATGCTTAGCAATAATAGGGTATTGGTCTGCGAGTTTTGTATATTCACTAACAAAACCATTACGCAACTGAGACTCTCTTATAACATCTGGCTCAATTATTATACTGTTAAGAAGAAACTCTTGTTCTTCCTTTGTAAGCATTTCAAAAACAACAGTTGTGTCTACAAAATATGTCTTTCCATTGTTGTTATCTGTCTTAAAGTTATACATGTTCCATGTTGAAGCAACAATTGGGTTTGTATAGTATGTGTGCTCAACATGCCATTCTACAATGATGTCATCTGGACCAGATTTAAGTCCTGATTTACGAACGTGGTTTTCTATATACTCACTTTTATCATTAAGTAGCGACCACCCTATTGCTTTACCCAATCTCTTTGCAAGGTCAAACTGCTCATCCTGTGTTAGGTTGGCATTTCTGAAACATATTACAGAGTCAGATATTAGTTTATCTTTGTAGTAGTGTGCGTTTTCTAATACGCTTTCAATACCAGGAAATTCTACGGGGATTACGTTTATCATTCTTTTTCTTCCGCTTTCTTTTTATGCCATTCCATTGCTTCTCCACCGAATAGATGTGGGTTATCTGGGTCCCATGCTTCGGATGCTAAATGTGCAACAAACTTACCACATGGGCATAGTCCTGGAGCGCATTGACAGGTCGCACTGGGATCATTAAAGTCTATTTTCTTTTTGCCAGCAGGATCTGTTGGGTGTGGAATACTATTTTTATTTTCTTCTGTTATTAATACAAGGATTGTATTAACATTACACAGATTACACTTAGGCTGTCCATCATACATATCTGGGGTAATATTATTGCCACACTTCATACATCTATATGTAAGTTCCATAGTTTTACTGCCTTTCTAAACAATACTATCAATTGTATCATTGATTTGCCATACCTTAAGTATGATATAATCGGTATATGAATAAATCTAAGTGCTTTTTTTGCTCTAAAGACGCAACACATTATGATATTGTCGTAGATCACTCCGACTATGTTGTTGCAGATGTCTGCTTAGATCATTTATCTATGGGTCTTGTATCTTAATGAATAGAAGAATACTTAAAGATGGTTCTGAGGTTGACTCTTTTGACAAGCCAGTTGATTTAATTATTCATACTAAAGCCCCTGGAAAATGGAAACTTACTGATTTAGAAACAGGCGAAGAATATCTTGGCTCTGAGATAAGCACTGATTTTGCAGAGGTACTAAGAGAAAAAGTTAACATTAATAAAATAGGCACTTGGGTAAAAACCAAGTGGAAACAAAAGCCAGTAGTTGACTAAACCCTTACTTTAAGGTATACTGAATATATGGAACAATGGATGAACGACTATGCCTCATACATACTTGTATTGAGTGGTGCTGCTGCCATGTTTACCATTGGTCGTAAAAAACGATGGGGATGGCTCTGGTTTATATTTAATGAGTTTATGTGGACAGCCTATGCTCTAATTACAAAGCAGTATGGCTTTATCCTTGGTGCTATCCTATATGGTGTAGTTGGAGTTAAGTCATACATTAGATGGAAAGACTTATCATTAGACAAACATTCATGGAATAATTTCTTAAGATTGGTATGGTCACGCAATGATTAACATGGAAATTCCAGATCCTTTTCAAACCTTTGTAGCCAAGAAGTATGCTAACGCTAAAGGCTATGTTCATGACTTCTTTACTGGGGAATGGTCTTATAAGTGTAGTGCTTGTAAGGATGATCTTTATGCTCCATCCCGCAAAATTATGACAAAGATTAGACTGTTTCATACAAGAAATGAGTGCTTAGGTGGATACTGAACAAGAGTTTGACTTAGAGTTTACTGTTGAAGAAATGATTAATCTTTATGGTATTAATAGCCTTGAAGATTTAGATAGGATTGACTAATGGATACTGAAGAAGAGTTTAATTTAGAAGACATTACGAACGCTATAGTTAATCAGGCTAAGTCTGAGGTTAAGTCTAAGTTTGGCAATAAGAAACGGCATAGACAATGACCTGTCCTACATGTAAAATGGACAAAGAAAACATTGAGTACTGGGATACTCATCAAACTATGAGCGATTACAAGGTGTGGTGTGCCAAAAGAGCCTAAGATTACGAAGATGGACTGGAGAGCCTTGGGTTACTGGCCTGTCTATAAGGATGGAAAGAAAGTATGGGAAAAAGATGATAACAAAACATCAAAAGACTAAAATAATTCCTCTTAGAATTATTGGTAATATCTGTGGTGGCTTTGCTGGTAACCATTTATTTAAGTCTATGTGTCTTGATGAAGACGGAGACTATGGTTGGCGTTATAAATACCACGGAAAAATGTGGGTTATTCTAAACAAACCATACACTTGGTGGGGAACGTACTATATTTTAGAAAGATAGTGTATTGGCTCCATCGTCTATCGGTTAGGACAACGCCCTTTCACGGCGTAAAGACGGGTTCGATTCCCGTTGGGGCTACAAAGTTATGGTATCATTTAGATATGGAAAAAACATATTTAGATGAAGCAAAAAAGGTTTGGATCATAGAAGACTTTCTAACAGAAGAAGAGTTGGCTTGGTTTAAAACTCAAACAGATGACATAAATGGATGGTATCCAACCATGAGGTCTCCATACAGAAACATACTAAACAAATTTTTAAATATTGTTCCTAAGTATAATGCCGATGGTAATATAGAATTTCCTAATGAGGCCTCACAAGTAATAGATCTTCCAATATTCTCAAAGCCAGGTGGTGTATGGGATAGGCTTGACTCTGTTTTGCCAGCAGGATATAAAAGGCATGCAACGCTTCAGACATTTAAGTATATGACAGATGAAGAGATTGTTGAAAATGTAAATAATGATCTAATGAATGAGTATGGTGTTGATAGAAGTGAAATTGATTTTTCAATGTACTGGCACCAAGATCCAGGTATTGAGCATAACATCTTGGCATCTTTTAGTCTTTATTTAAACGATGACTTTGATGGTGGAGAACTTGAATTTAAGAACCTTCCAATTAAGGTTAAGCCAAAGGCTGGTATGCTGGCGGTAATTCCTGGAGGAGAAAAGTATATGCATAGAGTAAACAAGGTTCTTGGACCAAATTCAAGGCACACATTATATGGAAACTCTTTTGTTAACCCAGATTTAGCCCCAGTAAGCACAGCAGATGACTGCTAATCCTAAAATAAAAAAGGTGCTATAATAACAATATGAAATCTATCTATGACATCGAACTGGAATCTGCCGAAGGCACTCCAAATTTTCTTGAACAATTTAAAGGCAAAGCAGTTTTGCTCATCAACACTACAGTAGGCTGTGGTAACGCTGGTCAAATGGAATCTATTCAGTGGATTCAAGAAGATCTGGCAGGAGAAGATTTTACTGTTGTAGCAATTCCTACTAACGATTTTTGTGGTCCAAGCATTACAAAGGGTAAGTGGTCACAAGGTATTACATGTGGCATGGACTCTAAGTTGTATGGAGAAGATGTTTATGGAGTTACATTCCCATTCTCAGAAATGATTACATCTAATCCCGCAGATATTCCATTGGAAGCCCCATGGCTTGGCAAAGGTCCAGGACTTAACGGAAACGGTCAGCCTTTTGGAGAAAGACACGAATTGTATTTAGAAATATCTGAACAGATTAAGGCTTTGCAAGAAGATAAGAGAGCAAAGGGATTAACTGAAAAGACAGACTATGAATCAAGATACCTAAATGAGCACAACGGTGGTATCATGATGAACGCTAACTTTGAAAAGTATTTAATTGACAAAGATGGCTATGTCGCTAAGCACTACCCTGCTACAACATTGAACTGGGACGTAGAGCGTACTTTAAAGGAAGATCTTATTGCACAAGGTGCAGACCCAAAGATGGGACCAGATAGGTCAGAATACATATTCAATGAAGAGAATGCAGTTATTCGTGATCATATTGAACGGCTTATGGCTGGTGAAAGATCACGCATCAATCCTAACCTTGTTTTATCTAACTAACAGAAAGAAGAAACTCGTATGAGTATATATGATTTGTCATTTACTGACAATAATGGTAATGAAATAAAACTAGATAGTTTTAAGGGTAAGAATATTTTAATAGTAAACACAGCAAGTCATTGTGGTTATACTAAACAATATTCTGAACTACAAAAAATTCAAAGCAATTCATTAGTTGTGATTGGTTTCCCATGTAATCAGTTTGGCAACCAAGAGCCAGGAACAACAGAAGAAATTAAGACATTCTGTACAAATGTGTATGGAATAACGTTTCCTATCTCTCAAAAGGTAGAAGTCAATGGTCCTAATGCCCATCCAATATATAAGTATTTAAAGGAAAGTTCTGGCGTTACAAATATTGGCTGGAACTTTGAAAAATTTTTAGTATCCCCTGATGGATCAATTACTCATTATCCTAGTTCTCAGCAAGTTTCAGACATTGTTTGACAACTACTTGCTCTTAGGGTATACTTAAATTATGAGTATAGATGATATGAGTTTAAGAGAAGAAATAGCAAGGGCCATTGAGTCTTTGCCAATTGAGGAATCAGTAACTAACGCAATTGGTATGCGTATTCTTGCTGCAAAGGTGGCAAGAGGAGATAATAATATGTTTGAAAGACAAGTAGATTTTGAATGATTAATATACTGTTTTTAATTCCTGCAATTATTGTGGGGTTTACTTTAGGCTTTGTAGCATGTTATTTTAGAATGACTTATAATGTTAATCAAGGTTGATATAAGGCCAACTGCCTACATATTTGACGTTGATGGGACATTGGCTAATGTAGATCCCTACCTGCACCTTGTTCGTGGCCCTAATAGGGACTACAACGCCTTTCATGAGGCCTCTATAGATGCCCTGCCAAACTTGGATGTAGTTGAAATGTTAAATAATGCTGTTGCAGATCGCCACTCAATACTGGTTGTAACATCCCGTAAAGAAAAATATCGTGGACTAACCTCTATGTGGCTTGCCAAAAATAATATTAGATCTCATGGCCTATTTATGAGATCAGACGATGATAACAGACCAGACTATGAAGCGAAGAAAGATATGCTTGATAAGATAAGTAGCCTTTGGAATGTTGTCCATGCTGTTGATGATAACCCAAACGTAATAAAGTTATGGGAAGATCATGATATCCCTACAACAAAGATTGGCTCTTGGGATGGAAACAAGTCTTGACAAGTAATATTCGGTATGATATGATTAATACATGAGCAAACAAATTAAAAGGATCTATAAGTGCGAAGAGTGCAAGACCACTATAACTATCTCAACTAAGGTTCATGAACTTCCAGAGTCAATTATCTGTCCTTGTGACAGTGTAGCAGAAAATCAAGGTGCAAAGTGAAAAAATCAAACGACAAGGTATCTCAGCATAAGATTAAGAGAGCAGCAAAAAATAAGAAAAGAATACAGGATAAACCTTATCTTTCAAAGTTTGAACGCAGACAAATTGAGATCAGAAAACGAATACTTCTTGGTTTAGAAAATTCATTACCTAAGTAGAACTGGAGACAATCGTGATTGATTACGACAAGTTAAATAAAATTCCAGAAGAAATAAAACTTTATATAATTAAAGAGCACGTAAAAAAACAGTTCTACTGGACTGTTGCTTTTTTATCTTTTTTGGTTGGAACATTCTTTGGATTACTAATTAAATAAGGACTAGCACCAGTAGCCAAGTTGGTTAAGGCACCGAACTCATAATTCGGCTATTCGTAGGTTCAAGTCCTACCTGGTGTACTACACATCTGTAACTCAGTTGGTTAGAGTACCTGCCTTATATGCAGAGAGCCGAAGGTTCAAGTCCTTCCAGATGTACAAAGCGAGTCTTAAGAATAGGAGTAAGTTAATGGAAAACAACGTCATAAAGTTTCATTCTGCTCACCCAGCAAATAACGATAATGATATGTATAGACCAGAGCCAGTAGCAAATAATAAACCACAATGGTTTTTAGATAAAGAGAAATACTCTAAAGATGCAAATGGGAAATACTATACAGATCTTTTTAGAAATAAAGAAACTGGGATTCTTGAAGTCCACAAGATACCTTCTTGGAAATCTTGTCCTGCTATGCTGGACATTTTTAGTTCTGGTTATTACCTGTTTACTCCCACCGACATTACATTTAAAGAAAATTTAGAGATAGAGTATGACGATAAATGGAAAAATGGTGGTGGTGGAAAGAAATTCTGCATGCCAAGAGGTTATGAACCTGAAATGCCTTATCCAGAAGGATATTCGTCTAATACTTTTGCTTGGCTTCCTAACTGGTATATGGAGGTTGACAAAAACTACACGGTTTTGCTTACTCATCCAATTAACATAAATGATCTGCCATTTAAAACAATGTCAGGGTTTATTGATGCTTCTAATATTTTAATAGGAAGTGGAAACATATCCTTTTACATAAAAGAAAATTGGACTGGCACTATCCCAGCAGGTACTCCATATGCTCAAGTCATACCTTTTAAAAACGAATCTTGGTCTTCTGAAATAGTTAATTATAGCAATGAAGAAATTCAAGAAAATGCAAAAACCAGATTTGAAAAATATATTGTTGGTCCAGGTTTAACAAGATATAAGCAAGATTATTGGCATAAAAAACATTACGAATAGATAGACAAATACCTCTGTAACTCAGCGGAAGAGTAGCGGACTTCTAATCCGTTTGTCGCAGGTTCGATTCCTGCCAGGGGTACATGATATAATTATATAGTGACAATATAGTTGTTATGTATATGTCGGGAAACATTTACATAGCGTGTTGCAACACTATGTTGTCCTTAATTTATAAGTCCTGGGTATGACTAAAACTACCCTATTTTTCTTTCCAAAACAATGAATCGTTTTCGTATATCTCTTTGTCAAGTAAAAAACTGTTATAAATTTTTTCTTTATCTTCTCTGCTAAGTTTTTCAAAAAGAATTTTGGAAGAGTTATTTTTGTAAAGTTCTTTGTCCATAAGAGAAATGTCTAATACTAATTTTACACCAAGATCATCTGATATTTTATTTATTAAAACAGAATAGTCCATAGACTTTAAATCTGTATGCCTTATCATCAAGTTGGTTCTTTTAATTCTTTCATAAAGTAATTCAGTGTTTATTTCTGTTCCAAATTTATTATAATTTTTTCTTGAACAACCAATAAAACTAATATTTGATGGTGTTAAGGTAAAGTTTTGAGATTGAAAATTTTTTAAATATTGAAGTTCTTCTATTGTATTAAACAAATATTCTTTATCAATGTCTAAAGTTATTGACTGATCAATTATTATTTGATTATTTTTATTATCCATCAAACCATTTTCATCTACAAACATGTGTGCAGTTAGGCTTACAAAAAACTCTACAGGATCTCTAAGAACAGAAATAATGTATGTTTTTTCATCAATATCTTTATGCCAACCACCGTGTCTCATAACGTTTTCTGGCAATTTAATTAAATCTATTCCATTTTCTTTTAATATGGCTTCGTTTGGTTCAAGTATGTACTTTGTAAAAAACCTTCCGCCTGTCTTTGGAATGTGCAAAAAGTATATTTTGTTATACTTTAACATTGCTATTTCTTGGGATGTTGTGGTTCGTACGGTGCAATTTTAGACTTAATACGACCATCTTTATATAGTCTAACGATCCATCCATCTTTAATCTGAATTGGATTAAACGCTGATGCTTTTTTCTTTGGCATTATAGTGAGTGTCTTTCTGTTTGTACCTTTGTGTAGTCCTTGCCAAAATCAGCAAACAAAGCCTTATCTTTTTCACGATTAACAATTCCTCTTGACCATGAGAAACCTGCGTCTCCACCCCACGCTAACCACATGATGTATCCATTAGATGGGTTTGCTGAGTTGCCCCAGTCCTTACCCTTCTTATCTACTTCATGGCGTGAGAAGTATGAGAACATTCTTTTAACAGTACTAAGAGACAATGTTTCTCCTCTTGCTAACTGTCCTGCACGAGTCCAACCAACTGCAGTTCCTGCACCAGTCGCTTTGCCATCTTCCTTAAACTTAATTGCTCTACGAGCAGCAGATCTTGCTCCTGCTGGTGGTGAGTAGCCATCCGCCTTTGAAACTGAATCTGTTTCGTATTCAACTGTATCATCATCTTCAAATAAATCATCTGCTTTTGCAGCAGGTACACAATTAGGAACTGGCTTACCATTATCTCCTGGCTTCATTCCACGTTGTACATAACCATCCCAACAAGGTGCTTGTTTAGAAATATCTTCTGGGCAACATTCTGCTTTGCCTATTTGAGCATCAAACATAGCCATCTCAGTTTCTGAGTCCATTGTGCTTGTTTCCATTTCTACTTTTGTAGCGTCCTGATACATCATACCAATACTATACGCTGTTGGCTCCCACTTACCATCTTCTTGTTCGTAAATTCTAACAGCCATTGCTGGATTATCTGGTGGCATTGACTGAATTGCATACTCTGTTCCAGGAACTCCGTATACTCCGCCCTCTGTCATGATATGTTCTATAACACCATGCACAACCCCCTCAGAGGTTGATCCCATAACAAAGTCGCCTTCTTTTAGCATACAACAATTATAGCATGCCGTTTAGTCTATTATGAGTTCTTATTCTGTGGCAGTTGGCACAAACCACCTCACACTTTTCAATCTCTTTTTTGATAGCCTTCCATGAAAAACCATCATGGATCATCCTTGAAACATTATATTTTTTATCTCTTATGTGATCAAAGTCTAGAATTATATGGTTATTGATTCCGCAGTCTGCACAGCCAGAATCCTCTTTTATCTTAGCAAGCATTTTCTTATACTGCTGCTTATTATAATGGTCTAACTCTTTGTCAGTCATTGCTTCTATTATACCCTGCAATATTAAAGCCCCACACAGGCAATTCACCTGACTTGCGCCACGGTCTCTATCCAATGGGTAACTAATCCATCACTAAGGTCCTGTGTGGGGACAATTATATTGTAGCATAGGAAATGAGCAGTTTATAGACGACTGCTCAGGTCTATTAGCCACGAAGATTCGACTCCTGCTAACTCTCCACTCATAGGAGCATCCGTTGTAAAACCTTTTAAAGTCTTATATCGGAATGTTATCTATTATACTACTGAATTTCAATAGTTTTTGGTTTCTTTTCTTCTGGTATATGCTTTTCTAGAGTCACCTCTAATATACCGTTTGAAAATAGTGCTGATTCAACTTCCATATAGTCTGGCAAGTTAAATACTGTTGAGAACTTTCTTGCTGCAATCCCCTTGTGCAGATAGGTTACAGACTCGTCCTCTTCAACCTCTGATCTTTGGCCACTGACCTTTAGTTGATTATTTTCTACTGTAATCGATACTTCTTCTTTATCAAAGCCTGCTAGAGCAAACTCTAAGATAAACAACTCTTGCCCTACCTTAATTAAATTATAAGGTGGATAATTGTTTTGTGTTGTCCTAACTGTTTGATTGAATCGATTAAAGAATGGGTCATCTAAAAGACCCAGCATTGTTTCTACTACCATATTATTCCCCTTTCAAGCGAATAAGTTAATTCCCCCCATATTGGGCAGGTAACAATATTATAACATAGAAAAGCAGGCCTGTCAAATAACAAGCCTGCCAGTCTATAGTAAGATTACTTTACTTGATTAGTTGTCTTGCCTCCGCCAGATGACTTCTTTGCAGGAGCCTTCTTTGCGGTCTTCTTAACAACCTTTGCAGACTTAACTGCCTTATCAACCTCTTCAACTGAAGGCATTCTTCCGAATGCTGTGTCTGAAGGGTTTGCTGCTCTCAATACAACAGGTACAAGTGCACCAAGTAGTGAGTATGCTAGTGTCTGTGGATCTGTTACTCCAGATGCATACAACGCTGTTGCTGCACCAAGAACTGATCTTCCGTATGACGCTAGTACTGCTTTGATTTGTTCGTTCATTTTTTCCTCCTATAGGATATTTTATTTATTTACCAGCCTGTTGGCCAGCAAAACTTTTTCTTGATTCTACATACTGTTTTATAAATAAAACAATCTTTGTAGACTCTGATCGTGGAACTGCATTTATTAACAAGTGATTAATATTATCTTCTTCAAGCATTTGAATAAATTCATGAAAACTGTCATGTGTAAAGTATTCTACATCTTCTACAACTTTTGTAACGTCTCCTTTTTTCCATACTGGCTTCATGGCATGATGTGCTAAGGCTTCAAGTTCTTCTTTAGTTTCTCTAATAATTGGAGTCATTGCCAACATTATTTCAATTTCGCCTCTTTCAAACTCAATCTTTAATGAAGGATCTTTAATCCAGTCAGACCAAAATCCACGCTTATATATGCTGTATGGAAGGATAATTTTATTTTTATATTTTTTAACTGCATCAAAAACATAGTTGTTTGTCGTTGATATATAAACATCGAGTTGCTCTTCTGCTTTTTTGTTTTTTGATATCTCATCTAAACTTTCAATAAATTTAATAGTATAGTTTGATCTTTCAACTGAAGAAGATGAGTCGTTAACATCACCAACAATTCCACCAACATTGCTTTCATGGTCTTTGATGTATCCTGCAATTATATTTATTTGTAATCTATCTTTTTGAATCTCACTTATTGATTGATTGATAGCATATAAGTATTGTGGAGATATTGTATAAGGTCTAATTGCAATAAGGTATTTAATTTTTTCGTTTAACTTAATATCTCTGGCAACTCTAACGAACATATCTCCTTGTGTGGCATCATAGGTAAACATAACTCCATCAAAGTGATGACTATTTAGGGTAGATGTGTCTTCAAGTGTATCGTTTTCATTAAATGTCCCGCCAAAGTAATAAAATTTCATTATTTGTTTATTTCCCTATACTCTTCTGACTCTACATATTTTTTTATAAAAGGGATTATTATCGCATTTTCTGCTTGTGGTACAGCATTAATTAGTAAATATTTTATTCCATTTTCTTGTAAATTTTTGATTAGTTCATGAAAGGTTTTATTAGTAAAGTATTCAGCGTCATTGACAACTCTTGATACTTCTCCGCTTTGCCATGTTGGTCTTAGTGCATAATTTTTTAAAGACTCAAGTTCTTCTTCTGTTTCTCTGATAATCGGAGTGATTGCTATCATGATCTCTTTGCTATTAACATTTAGAGGTCGATTAAATTTTTTAAACCATATATTGTTTTTATAAAGACTGTATGGTAAAATTATTTTATTGTTATGCTTATTAACTGCATCAAGAACTCTTGGATTTGTCGTAGTAACAAAAAAATCTAAAGGTGCTTTAATATTTTTGTTTTTATTCATTTCATTTAAAGAGTGTAGAAACTCAACGAGATACTTTCTTTTTTCAACCTTATCAGACTGATCATTAACAGAACCAACGATGCCTTTAACCCCATCTTCATGGTCTTTTGTATATCCTGAAATAATATTTAGTTGCACTCTGTCTTTTTGTACTTTGTTTAGTGAGTCATTAATCATGGCAAGGTATTGAGGCGATATTGTATATGGCCTTATAGCAATTAGGTATTTGATTTTTTCGTTTACCTTTAAGTCCATTGCTGTCTGAATAAATATATCGCCCTGTGGTATGTCATGCGTAAACATTACTCCATCAAAATGATGCCTATTTAAGTTAGATGGAGACTTAACAGATTCTTCTTCTCCAAGAACTCCACCAAAATAATAAAACTTCATTTTGTCGCCTGACTATAATGTAGATCGCACAGGTCTACAATCCTGCTTTCAGAACTTGCCCATATCTGTGTTCCTTCATCTTGGCACAACTCTTCTTCGCACATGAACATGCTAAGATTTTTAGTTGATTTAAGGACTATCATTACTCTATTTTATCATAGTCTTCTGGTAGTAGTTTCTTTAATTCTTTATATGCCCCAGAAATTTTTTTCATAGAGTGATAGTGTGGATAAGCAGATCCAACTTCTCCGTACTCGTCAAAGTATGCAATTTCTGGCTGAATATCAGTAATAAACTTATTTAGACCTTCTTGAACCTCATCTATGTATTGATATGCCCAGTCACGAGAGTCTGAAACAAATTTTAAAAAAGCATCTGAATCTGTTTCTTTTTTTACTATTATTCGTGCAGATGTTTCAAAAAGTTTTTCTGCCAAGATAGTGTTGTCTATGTGCGCCTGAATTAGTTTTTGAGATGCAGAAGAAAGTTTAAGACTAAACCTAATATTATTAATTATTAAAACAAAAAACAAAAATATAAAAATACCAAATGCAACAAATTCGATCACTGTTCTTTCCCTCCCTCTCTTACCAACAATACAATAGCGCCATTATCTTCTAATGCTTTTTTTACACGTATCATGTACTCCACAGCATGCTTTCTATCTTCACCAGATAAACTCATAAACTGTTTTTCGCTTGCTTTTATTGTTAAAAAGTTGTTGTGATCAATCACTTGAAGATGAAAACCTTTTGGCCCTCTAAGTGAATGAAACGCTTTCTTCATTGAATCTGTATACATTTTATTGCTCCGTTGTTAGTCTTTGCCATGTGTTTGCCCAGTCTGATTTAGACTTATGTTTAGAAAATTCTTTAGATAGTTGACCTGCTTCAAGATAAACGCCACCCCAAACTCCCCATTCCTTTTGAGAAACACCAACAGCAAAACACATCTTTGATACTGGACACATAGAACATAGTTTATCTATTGCTGGCCTTAATAACTCATCATCTTCATACTTTTCAAAGAATAAATTTGTATCATAATCCAAACACAAAGCATCATCTTTCCATTCATGCTTTGGCATATTAACCTACAAACTTGTCTGGTATGTCCCATCCACTCTTAGAAGGTACAAAACGACGCTGTAGGTGCCACTTTCCATCTACAAATGCACCCTGTGGTGCTGTTCTACCCTTCTCAGAAGGATAAGTATTTACCACTGTCCATCCATCCCATACTAAAGACTTGTTTGAATTAACAATCTTTTCCATCTGTTCTAATGATTTAATTTGCATCTTTATTCCTTTGTTAGTATCTGAAAATGCCGTATTCGACATTATTGTTTTTTGCTTCATCGACAAGTTTTGAGACCTGCTCTTTTTCTTTACTTAAAAAAGCAAAGTAGTTTACATCTGAAATGTTTTCTGCTATCCATGAAGGAGGAACAGGCTTATATTTAATACTTTTTCCACGAGCCTTTAAGCCACGCTCAGACAAGTTTGTAAACTCCATAGCCATAAGATTAATATTTGCAGGTCCTGCAGAATATATATAAAGGTATGGATCATCTTCCTTTAAAGAAGACATAGTAACTGCCATTGCTCTAAGGAAGACATGGTAGTCATCAAAACTACTGGTTCCTTGAATCCCCACTATCATTTTTCTTCCCATCTCTAAGTTGATCCATTATAAACAGCATCTTATCTAATTGTACCTTATCCATACCTATCGTGTCAACTACAGTTGCCGTCTGTCTATCAATAAAGTTTCCGTCCATGTCAGCGGAATAAAAACTACCATCTTTAACAAAGTATGCTTTATTGTCAAATATTACAACTTTTATATTTACTCTTTCATCATGTTTGCTGGACTGAGTAATCGTTTTTTTCTTATAACTTTTGATATCTGGAATTAGTGGCATGATTAATGTATGAATATGGCTTTGGCTGTATCTAAAATTATTTACTTTAACATTTAGTTTGCGTGGCAATATTAGCCTTGTCGTAATAAACATGGCAATCATTGTTATCGCAGACCCCAAAAAGTATTCCATATTTCTCCAAAACAATTATACTACTTATCTGAAAAAATAACCCTTATTATCTCACTCAGCGTAGCCTGAGACTCTTTGCTTAGTTTAGATACTTCCGCATCGTCTAAGGCCTTTGGTGTTAGAGTTACTATAGGATTTTTTTCAGTCACATCCATGTCCAAAAACCCATGACTCCATAAAGACATGGTTTCACGAGAAAAATATAGAGAAACCTCTTTGTGTAGTTCTGGGCTTATCTCTATTAACTTTTCTGTAAAATTGTATATAGGCTCACCAGTATCCATGTCTATTCCAGAAACCTCAAGAGCACCAGCCAGTATTAATTGATCTATTGCATCATCTTCATCTTTAAAATTCATTGACGAATTCTCCATGTCATTCTTGTAGGACCTTGCTCAATTAGTTGAAACATATGGTGCTCATACTGATCTTTTAGTTCTTCGTATATATCTGGACTGACTTCTTTCATCTTGTCAGTAATTGTATACATCATCTCACCAGTTATATCGTCAATACCCTGAAACTCAACGGCACCTTGAAGCATTAAATGCTCCAGCATGGCTTCTTCTTTAAGCCCCATATTACTTACCTGACTTTGTTCTTGCCTTCTTCAAAGCGTCAAAATCTTTGACCTTTGTCTCTCCCATATAGCCCCAGGCATGGCCATCATTGATCATCTTGTCATTAATTGAGACGGTATCTCCATCAAGGTAGACCCAACCAAGGATGCGACCATACTTTTCTGATGAGTCCATCTTCTCTGTCTTAATAACTACAGACTTAGCACTGTCAATGGCAGCCTTCAAATAAGCCTTTGCTTCCAACCCTAAAGCCTTTTCAGCCTTGTCTGCTGTACGAGACTCAGGTGTATCAATTCCAGCCAGTCTGACTCTTGAACTAAAAGAAATGTCAAACCCTAAATCAATATCTACATCAATGGTATCTCCATCAACGACCTTTGTTACTTTCTTTACATAATATTCAAACATTATTTTCTCCCCCATTGTATATAGTTCCATCCACGCTCATGTGCGTAGTAGATGAATATTTTAACTACCGTTTCCCAAAACGCAATCGTTACGGAAAGAACAGCATTTTTTGTTATGACATAAGCAACCGCAACAGAGGAAAGTGTTCCCCATATGCGATAACTTAATGCCTTAACAAATGACCTTGCCTTGGTTGCTGTCATTCCTTGCCCCACCTAACAGCATTCCAAATTCTTTCATGATAATAATATGCAACAAAGTTAACACCATTAGTTATTAGTGTAGCAATGGTAGCCATATTAATATCTTTACTCAGAGCATAAAGAGTTACAAATGTTGTTATTAGTGCAACAACTCTCCAGGTTAAAGACTTTGCAAGAGATCTACTTTTCTTTACGTTCATCTTTATCCCCAAACATTATTCGCTCTTCTGCTTCGTTCATTAAGCGACCAGACTCTTCTAAATAATTAAAGACCCAACTGCTTGCGTTTTTCAGTAGCGCTAATAGCATGAATGTCTGCCCCCAAGTCTACTTGCTCAATCTTATATCCTACATCACGACCATATACAATATTGGTAATGTTAGGTAGTCTTAATACCAATGCACCATCCATAAAGTCGTCCTTGGCAATATATTCCTTTACCTGATCAAACTTAAGTGGATCTTTCTCACTGGTATTGTAGGTATTACGAACTCCCAGCAAAACTTGCTCTGTTCTCTTCCCTGCCTCTCTGTAAAGGGCGTGGTGTCCTTCATGCCATGGCTGATATCTGCCCAGCATAAGGGTTGTAGGGGCTGTCCAGTCGTGTAACTGGCAAGCAGCAATGATAAGGTCAGCCTCTTCTTCTACGGTCATCCCACAAGGTATTCTGACATCGCATGACTCTGGATCTTCCCACATCTTATTTGTATCCTCAAATCTTCCAGACTCAATTCTATCTACCCAAATTAAAATATCTGGCTTGCCAAATGCTGCACGGGTTAGATCAGTTGGGCATACGAAGTCAACTATCACTGGAGCAACTCCCTGCTTAGCAATAAGTCTTGCCATGTCCCCCATACGTCTTGCCTGTTCAATTCTATCTTCAGGGCTAAAACCTAAGTCTGAGTTTACTGTTGCACGGACCTCATCTGCATTAAGATGGATAGCGTTAATGCGCTCCTTTAATGCCTTGGCTAATTCTGTTTTCCCAGAACCTGGCAAACCTATAATCTGAATAATCATGAACCCTCCAAGATTCTGTTTGGAACAATATCAATAACTAAATGAACTCTGTCTATTTTGCTTTTAGAGTTGTTTACTGAATGCAGTTTTGCATTATTTATTTCCCAGCACTCTCCTTCTGCCATATTTACCGTATCTTTTGATACAGTAAAAGTAGTTTCTTCTGAAGTTATGATTGGAATATGGTGCCTTCTTGTGTTTACAAGATAAAATCCATCATCAATGTGCTCTCCTATGTCTTTTCCAGACATCAACTTAATAATAACAACATTCCCTCTTACACCATCATGAATTTTTTCTAAGTCTTTAATCATTGGCTCAAGAAGATCTACAAGTTTTTGATCACTAACCTTGAGTTCAGATTTAAAAGGTTGTGGTGGTTGCCAACCCATTTTGTGTCTGTATACAAAATATGACAAGGTGTGTTTGTGAACTTCAAAGCGTTGCTGTTTTAGGGTATCTATAAACCATTCATCGGTTATTCCTAAAACATACTCTTTTAATTTACTAACATCATAAGTTGTATAATACTTCAAGTTAAGGTCTTCATTAATCTTTGTCATTTTGCACCCCCAACTCGCTTTTAGGCATAATGTCTATGAGTAAATGAACTCTATCAATATCACTATTATTGTCTACCCAATGAAGCCTATAATTATTAATTTCCCAGCACTCGCCAGCACTCATGCTAACTCTTTCTGATCCAACACCAAAAACAACATCGCCAACAGTAATAACTGGTATATGGTTTCGTCTTGATAGCATTAAATAGTCACCCCTATCATCATGGATAGGAATGTTTTCTTTTGCTGTTAGTTTAATTAACAAAACATTTCCTCTTACTCCATTGTGGATTGTTTCTAAATCTTTAATTATTGGCTCAAGAAGATCTAATAAAACTTGATCGTTTGATATTTTTTTAGTAACAAACTCTTCACCAGAATTCCACATTAAATTGTTTTTATAAACATAGTATGTGTTAGTTTCTTTATGAATTTTTGACATTTCTTGTCTTTTAGTATCTAACAACCATTCATCAGTAAAATTTTCAACATATTTTTTTATTTCACTAACGTCATACTGGGCATGTTTTTTAAGATTAAAGTCTTCTTCTTCTTTTCTCATTTTTCCTCCAGCGTAGAATTAAAGTCCATCGAATAGCCAAAGACTGAAAAATCAAACTCGTAGAGCCTTTTTACAATGTCTTTTGCAATATCGGTATATGCTTCATTATACATATCTTTTGTGTAATCTCCAACGTTAATTGATTCAATTTTCCAACTAAGATCTTTTTCGAGTTCTTTAAGATCTTCAAACTTATAAAGTTTTGTTACTTGCACCTTGTCATCTTGACCAACAACATAAAAAGATTGTTCGAGATGCAGTAAAGGAGTTTGCTTTGATATTTTTTTTTCTAAAATATTATTTAGATATGTCATAAAAGATATGTCGGTTTTGTTTGCTTTATTAAATTGCCTGTAGCAACTATAAGTCCTTGTATAAGGATTTCTTACAACAGAAAAAGAAAAAACTTTGTCGTTTATATTATTGTTAGCCTTTAGATAAAAGTATGGGTCGTGATGTCTTGGATATCCACGAGTCCAATTATCTAGTTTGTTATCATCTAAAATCTTTGAAATAGAAGATCCAGCCGTTTTTGGAATATGAACAAACAACAAACTATCATAGTCTTTTCCTAAAATATTCACTAAGAATCCTTTTGTAGTTTTTCTCGCTCATCAAGAACTGTTAAAGCAAATGACATCATTTTTTTGTACCCATCTTTATTGTTCATAATGCTATTGTAGTGATGGCCACAAAACAACAGGTCTCCACTAATGCCAGAGACCCTTACTAAAGCCTCGGCGTTGCACCTGTCACAACGATCTGCTGGAGATAGTTGCCATTCTTGCTTAACTTCGTCTTTAATCATTGTAAACATTATACTACCGCTTTCTGTTATCAGTGGAATAAAATCCACTACCGTTGAATACTGCTCCTACATTAGAGTATACACGAACCAGAGGCAGATTACAAGTTTCGCAACCATACCCTGGATCGTCTTCTTTAATTGATCTTTCTTTTGTGTACCTCTGACCGCAAGGCATACAATCGTATTCGTACAATGCCATTATATTATTTCTTTTTCTTTTCTTTTACATACCAAACAGGCAGTTTGAGTTCATCTCCAGACCATTCATAGCCTAAAGCCTTTACAACAAACTTAATAATTTTAATACGCATTACTTAATACCCTTTCCAAACTTGGCCCATACTCTTTCATGTAAAAAGTATCCAAGGGCTTCCCATCCAATATAAATAAGAGCACCAAGACTTGCATATTCCCACTCACCAGTAAATAAATAAATTACACCAGCAACGCCAACAAGATGAAATGTTTCCCAACTTGCTGTCTTTAGTAAAGTTCTTTTAGTTGATTCCATTATAGAGCCACTGGACCCTTTCCTCCGCCACCAGAAGACTTCTTTGCAGTAGGCTTAATTTCCTTTGGTGCTGCTTTCTTTGCTGCTGGTGTTGATGTCTTTGCAGATTCAACTATCTTGTTAAGTAGTGGAGCATTCTCTTCTCCAGTATAAACTGGACGGCCCCAACCAACTACAGCATTAACTAACTTCTTCTTGTTGTTCTTTACATATGCACGAGTCTTCTCTACGCACATTCCGCCATTTCTTTGGTCTCCCTTTGCAGTTCCTGAAGTGTTACCTTCAATAACTTGAATTGTTCCATCACCATTGTTTTTAATGCAAAGACCAACATGTGAAATACGATTTACACCGTCTTCTGGAAAATCAAAATAGATCCAGTCTCCTGGAGTTGGATCATCGTTGCGAGCATCTGACCAACGCTCAGCCTTCTTAAACCAATCTGCTGCTGCTACAGTTGATGCAGACTTAGGGAATGATTTTACGCCTGATGTAAATGCACACCAAGAAACAAACGATTGGCACCATGGCTGGAAGTTTACCTTAATCCATGCACCATACTTTGTTTCATTATCTTTAGGGCCTTCAATTGTGCCCACTTCTTTCTTTGCAACCTCAATGATTGCTTCTAGACTACCTTTTGCTGCCATGATATTCCTCCTTGTAGGTATGACTATATAATTATATCACGCTGCCCCACCTGGCCTCGATCCAGGGACATCCGAATTAACAGTTCGGCACTCTACCAACTGAGTTATAGGGCATTGTGGCAGTTTTAAGTCATGCCAAGGACTTTTAATTAGTTACGAGTATAAGATGTTGTGCCAATTAAAATCTTTGAAAGAGACAATAGGTACTCTCCAAAAGTCTTGTGTGTATTTCTATTTACATAAGATGCTGCTGACACAGCAGTTGCTACAGAACTTCCAGCAGTGTCAATTGGTGAACCATTATACTTAGTAATAGTTACCTTGCCTGGTGCAACCATATCAAGACCAGGACCTGTATTGGTTAGTCCTTCAAGTTGAGTTGCATTTCCAAGTGCCCCTACACCAATAACACCGTTAACACATGATGGAAAACCAACTACATCTTTTCTTCTGTCATTTCCTGTTGCAGCAAAAACTGGAACATTGTTTGCATTTAGAGATGCAACTGAATTAATTACGACTGTACTTGTTGAGCATAGTGCAAGGTTGTTAGCACTTACTGAAGACTGACTAATTGATAAAGCATCGATGCTGTACTTTGATGCATTCTTTGATACCCAGTCAATTGCTGAGGTCAACGCTCTTACATCTCCTCGTGAGTTTCCAAGACTTGTAACATCACTAAATCTAATAAATACAATCTTTAGATTTGGATTAACAGTCAGTGCAGCCTTTACCATTTGGTCTCCGTGAAAAGTTGAATTGTTAAGATCAAAGTTGGTGCTGTTCTTTTGCAAAGGCCAAGGTGCGGATGCTGCCCCTGGACCTTCCATAAATAGTTCTCCGTTAGGACATGACATGTTCTGAGTAACAATCTTAGACTTTACAGTAGTAAAGCAAACCTCATGAATAATTGATGGAAAATTCTTTGCATTAATTGCTGTGTCAATAATTGCCAAGACTCTTTCATCTTGTGCTTGTGCTGGTGCAATTGCTGTAAATGCAATAGCAATTGATAGTAATGCTAGTAGTACTTTCTTCATTGTTTTCTCCTTGTTATTGTTTATTGTTTGATTTTTAAAACTACTTGGCAGGGGTCTCCGCCTTCTTCCCACTCTGCTGCTTCTTCATCTGTCATGTAGGGATCTCCATCATGCGTGTTGCAGAACGGCTCTGTTACCCATCCCCGCTCAATTCCGTTTTCAAGCCAGATCTCAAACTCATCAAAGTCTGACTCTATATTCTGAATGTCCTTTAGGATCTCTTCAAATTCTTCGTTCATATACTAAGTATACCCCTAAGCACTTATGATGTCAACTGGACCCATGCATGATGGGTTAAATTTAATTGCAGCATTTACTGCTTGCATCACTCTATTTCTTGCATTTTTTTGTTTGTCTGTTGCATACATTACTCCATATGCATACTCTGATCCAGAGCCAATAGAAATATATGGCAATGAGTATTTAGACAAAGACATATCACCAGAACTATGTTCGTATATTTCTCCACGGATACCAATAATTAAACTAAGTTCGCCCTCTTTAGATGTGTCAATCCAGAACTCGTTATAGAATTCACGAAGTTCTTTAATGAACTTGGTATGCATATACCTATCTGTGTCTTTAATGTTAGGTGCTGATGGCCTAAAGTTGTGTCTGATTCTGTCCCCGTCCATTGAGCCAGCGTATCCAATTAAGTAAGGTCCAACCTTCCAAACCTTTGGTGATTCAAGTGCAAGGATGACTCCATCATCTGATGCTCCACGATCTCCAGCCATATAAATCTTTTCTTCATGGCGTAAAGCAACAATACAGGTCATGACAAAGCCCTCTCCAGATAGGTGATACTTAAGTATACCATTGCCCAGAGAGGGCTGTCAACTACCGTCAATAATGACTAATTAGCCTTTTTATCTACCGTTTTAAACGCATCATTGATCTCTGCCAATGTGAGTTTTCCATCGTCCAAAAAAGCCCTTGCCAGTCTTTCAATGACTGTTGCTACTCCTAATAGTCCTGCTAAGAATACTGCCTGAACTGTATCAATTCCTACAACTGCTCCAGCACCAAGTACTGATAGACCAGATGCTGCAAAGACTGCGACAATACGCATAAGGATATTGGTGATTGCTTTTTGTGGATGCTCCTTCTTAGGAGGCTCTACTACCTTTTTAGTTGCCATATTTAGTCCTCCTTTCTTAGTGGGATTGTAATTAGCCAGATTACTGTGGTTGCAAGTACTGCAATACCAACAATGTCTCTTGCTGATCCCGTTAAAGTTAGCCATGCTATAAAGAATCCAAGGAGGGTAAAGGCTTGTGCGATTATCTCCACCCCTGCATCTTTTAGCCATGTGAAGAATCCCTTCACAACCTTTGTTATTATTTTCATATTACCTCCTCATCCCAATCATTACATTTGCAATCTGTGAAACAATGATTACTGGGATAATGACTTCCTGGGCTTTTTCTCTCTGATCATCTGTCATGTCCATACCCAACTCAGAGAAATTGGATAGGAGTTCTGCTACATCCACTTCAAATACTGCTCCAAGTGGGTCTTCAAGAAATGCTTCTGTTTGTACTTCTGTTACTGCATCTGCTAATGTAAATGGCATTGGTGTTTCTCCTGCATCCCCTGCTCTATCTGAAAACTCAACAAACGCTTCAGCAAGTGCTGGGTTAGACTTCATCTGCTCAGCAATCTGTGCAACTTCTGAAGGCTTAATACCAAGATCGCTGGCAACCTCTGCCTTTGCTTCTTGTGTCAATGCTCTAAGTGTCTGACTAACTGCTGTTACTTGTTCAGGGGAAAGAGTAACTAACTTATTATCACTGCTTGTAAGGTTAGCAATAACATTAGATAAATCTTCTTCTGTTCCAGTTCCTTTTTCAGGAACTAATGCTGCTAATACCTCGTCAGTAATTTCTACATCTGGCTCAGTCCAAGGATTCTCTTCTGGCTTTGGATCTGGTCCAGGTTCTGGAGATGGTTCAGGGGCAGGCTCTTCAGTTGGTTCTGGGGTAGGTTCAGGAGTTGGTGGTTCCTCTGGGGTAGGTTCAGGTGTAGGCTGGTCTGTAGGGTCCACAGTAGGCTCTGGAGAAGGCTCTGGGGTAGGAGGCTCTTCTGCTGTAGGTTCAGGGCTTGGTTCTGGTGTAGGAGGCTCTTCTGGTGTTGGTTCTGGAGAAGGCTTTGGGGTAGGTTCTGGATCTGAACTAGCCTCTGGTGTTGGTTCTGGGGTAGGCTGATTGGCTGCAGCGTTGGCTGCTGCCTGTGCAATAGCAGATTGAATTTCTCTTTGTGATTGTTCATCATAGTAACGCCATGCGTTATCAATGGCACTATTAACATTACTGATTGCTTGATTGTATGCGCTGATAGCATTATTTTTATTTTGCAATGCCGTTGCAACATTTAAAACTGAGTTGTTATATTCATTTGTTTTATTAGTTAAATCTTGATTGTAACCATTTAATGTTGAGACTGCTTGATTATAAACATTTAGTTTGTCATTATATACATCCTGTGCTGAATTTTTTGCAGCAAGTGCGTTGTTGTAGGCGTTTGTTTGTTCTTGGGTTGCTCCAGATCCATGAGAAAATGTATTAAGATTGCAACTAAAGTCTTGTCCCCATACTCTTGGGTTGCCAGCATAGTCACAACCTGCACCAGTCCATCCTCCAGGGATAGCCCAGCCAAGATGATAGGAACCTGGTCCTCCACCGTTATACCACCATATTTCTACATCTAAAGTTTTGTCTTCACTAACATCATATACGGGAGAGTAGTCACTCCAAGTTGTCCCCTGCTCTACCCAGTTGTTAACGGCAAGTTGGCCATCTACATACATTCTAAAACCATCATCCGTATATCCTGCAAAGTAGGTTTGTGTAAACCATGAAGGGACTGTTATCTGTCCAGTAAATTTAACTATAAAGTTTTCGTATCTATTACCGCAAACTGGACGAGTCATATAGTTTCCATTTATTGTTCCACTACATAAGAATTGATCTGTGGCTGCAAGCCCATTAACTCTAATTAGACTATAAACATCGTATGCCAAACCAGCAGAACCAGCACTGTCTAATGCTTGCTGAGCGTTTGAAAGATTAATGTTGGCTACTCCAAGTGCATCGTAGGCATCATTTTTATTGTCTAAAGCAGTGGCTACTGTTACTGTTTGTCCGTCTACTGCTGATTGGGCTAAGTCTTTTTCTTCAAGTGCCGTGGTTTCTGCGTCAAGAGAGTCACCATATAGGTCAGAGGTTTGGGTCTGGGTTTCTTTTGCAGATACGGCAAGGTCATACTTATCTTCTGCTTCTTCAATTAAGGATATGAATTCATCTTTATAGCCAAGGTCGTCAATGCTGTCGTTAAGATCTTGTATTTCTTGGGCTGCAATTGTGAGGGGATCATCAGAGTGTGCACCTTCTGGGGATATAATAAGCCAACCAAATGCTAAAAGTGTGGATGCCAGTATGCGTGTTAGTCTTTTAATTTACCTTTCCCCCTTGCAGACTGATGTCTGATAGGATGATTATACCATTTTATTGCACAAAAAAGGGGCTACCATAATTGGCAACCCCTTTCGTGTTGGACTAATTACTTAAGCAAAGCAACCTTTGCCTTTGGATTCTTCTTGTTCCATTGAAGAGCCAACTTGTTGAATGCAGCCTTTACAGACTTAAGTGCTGCAGCATTATCTGCAGTCAACTTCGCAATTGTTGCATCCTTAGCAAGGACAACTGCATCTGAAGCAGTCTTTGCATCAGCCAGAGCCTTTGCAGAAGCAGCCTTCTCAGCAGCAAGAGCAGCAGCAGATGCTGCCTTCTCTGTTGCTAGTGCAGCAGCAGCATCAGCGTTAGCCTTTACAACTGCAGCATCTGAAATAGCCTTTGCAGCAAGTGCTGCATCCTTAGCAGCCTTCTCAGCAGCAAGTTCTGATACTAGATCACGAACTGCAATCTCTGCGAATGGTGCAAGTGTTGGAGCAGTCAAACCAACTACTGCTGCTGCAACTGCATCTGATGATGTTGTTGGTGCAAAAGTAATTAGTGAGCGTGTTCCTGTTGTTGGAAGAGTAGCCTTAAAGGTTGCTGTTCCAAAGTCTGTTAGAGTAGCACCAGTTGTTACTGTTGCTGTATCCATAACTGCTGTTGAAGCAAATACGGTTGCTGTAATTGACTTGCCAGATACCTTGTTTCCAAATGCATCTGTTGCAGTTACAACGATATCCTGCTTAGTTCCTGCTGCACCTGCTGAAGGTGCTGAAACTGTTAGGTTGTTGATCTTACCAGCAGTACCCTGTACATAGTATGTAAGAGTTGTTCCACCATTGTTAATTACAACGGTTCCAATTGCTGTTGTCTTTGTGTAGACAAAAAATGTTGCAGTTGTTCCAGTGCCTGTTGCGATTGTCAAAGATGATGATCCTGACGATGCTCCGACTGGTGCTGCTGATGTGTGTAGTGCTGATACGATTGTTGCGTTAGTTGCTACTGCAGAAACTGATGTTCCTGCTGCTACTGTTGCCACAAAGCGTAGTGCATCTGCTGCATCGATTGTGTTATCTGCTGGGACTGGTAATGTGGCAGGGGTAGCAATTACACCATTAGTTGTGTTTGCTGTTCCGTCTAGCGTTACCGCTACTGTCATTACTGTAGCATTTGCAGGTGCTACTGCGACCATGCCCAAAGTCATGGCTGCAACCACGGCTAGTGCGATTTTCTTGAATGAATTCATTCGGTATTTCTCCTTATTTATAGTAGATTTAATCTATCCAAATAGTCTTTTACGTCATCTGGCATAGGTTTATATTGTATCACGTTCTCAGGTAGTTCGTCAACTCGCTTAGATCTGTCTCTAAAAGTATGAACCTCTACTTCACTGTCTGTATTTTTAGGGGTATGAGATATAGCCCCAAAAATAGCACCACACACAGCATCGGCCAAGTCCTTTGACTTTTTGCGTGGGTGGTCAACTCTATCATTTTTCATAATCTTTAACTGTGTTAGTTCATCAAATAATAAATCAATTGCTGGCATGGCAAGTCTTTCCTCATACACAAGCATAGCCATATCCTCATAGTGTTTCTTGGCAACAGAAACAGTATCAGTTCTCATTCCAACCTGCTTCAATTCATTTTGTATATCAAATGATTGCCAACGGTCAAAAGAAACCATGCCAATATCAAACCCAAGTCTTCTTAGGTTTTGAATCCACTGCTTAACCTCTGAAAGATTAACTGGTCCTTCTACCTTTGGTTCCCACCATGCTACGGCATCTACTACCACAATTGGTGCTACCTGTTCGTAGTTGTTGATGACTTGTATGTTTACCCATTTTTCTACGTGAGCAATTGCAACGGCACACTTGTCATGCTTTTGTGCAAGGTCTGCGTGTACATAATACTTCTTAGTTGGATCTGGCTTGAACGCTTCATCAAACCTTTTAAATGTATCTACTGGGTTTCTTAATGTCATACAGGCTCTTACTTTGTCTGCCTGCTTAAAGAATGCATCTGATGCAAATGTTGGTACACATGCAAAGCGCATCATGGCATCCCCAAGGTCTGTTAAAAATGCAATCATAAAGTCATCAATCTTGCGAGTAGGATTTACTTCCCATGTAGGTCTCTTTAATGCAAATACTCCTGGATACTTGTATGATGTGATTTGATCTTCGTCCCACGAAATTTCAAAAGAATTGTCTGCGCTATCTTCTGGAAGCAATGGATTGATAGTAAACTTATGTGTTCGTTCTATAATTTCTTTTTCAGCAATAACATCTTCGTATCTTTCTGAAATAAAGTCTCCTGGATATCTTGGGAATGAAAGCAAAACAACTTTACCAAGGTCAGGGAAGCGAGAGTCTACTGATCCACGAAAAGCCTTATAGATATTATCAGCAGTCTTACCTTGTTCGTTACCTGTTCCAACCTCAGAAGCAAAACCAGAAATCTCATCAAGCACTGCAAGTAAAAGGTTCAAGCCCTCATGTGACTCACGCTCTGAGTGACCAGAGTAAACAGTAATTGATTTATCAAACTCCACTGAATCTGCTTTAGCATAATACTTTCCTACAAACCATGGTGATCTTTCAATCTTTGATTTAAAACCTTTAAAGAAAACATTCTTTGCTTGTTGAGCGTTGATAGCAACATTGATTAGGTCGATAGCATCTCCAGATGGCTTACCAAAATACTTTGCTGGGTCTTTAAGACATAGAAGTTTGTATACGATGTATGAGCATGCTACGGTTGATGTAAAGTCTTTTCCAGATCCCTTGCCAAGTTGCAGAATGATTTCGTTCTTTGTGTACTTGTCATAGTACTTTGATCCTTTTTCTTCACCCATTATATTAATCAAATCTTCTTTACGATAGATCTGGCTCATTGCCTCAACAATGTCGTACTGGATATCAGACAATGGTGGTTGCCCAAGGTATGCTTCACCTTCAACAAATGTTCTTGCGTCTACTGGTATCTCATTAAAATGATCGTCCTGTAGTGCTTCAAGAAACTCATTGAACATCGTGGACAACTGTAATCACCTCATTGTCTTTTGCAAATGCAGAAAGTCTACGCATAATTTCATCACGAACCTGTGGATACTCTGAGGCAATATCTTTTAAAATAAGAACAAGAATCTCTTGACGCTTTTCAATTTCCATCATCTCTTCAGCAAGTTCTTTATTCTCAAGAAGTCCAGCCTTTTGTAGCATATCAATACGCTTAGACTCAATGTCCATTACAAGTTTAATTGCTGCAGTCTTTGCACTAAGATTATTTGTCATAGATGCTTCATCAATAACTTCATATGTACGAGAAACCAACTTGCTGTAGTGTGTGTCTGCTGCTGCTAATGCCTCTTTAGCACGAGCACGAATAGCATCATTAGCAGATGCCATAACCTTCCACTCATTAATAAGAGTTACAACCTTTTGTCTTGGTATAGCAAGTTGCTTTGAAATTACTGTTGGGTCATTACCCTTTAGGTATTCTTCTACTACCTGATTTACTTGATCAAGGTGCTTAACTAAATCATCTTCAGTTGACATACTTACCTTCTAATCTATTGATCTCATCTTTAATATAAAAGATTGCTTTCTCAAGATCCTGAATAGTTTTTGATTCATCCTTGATCCCTGCTCTCCAAAGATACTTAAAGGCATTACCAATGTTAAAGTTGCGATGACGTGTAATCTGAATACATTCTACTCCAGAAGGATCTGTTGTGTAGTGTGTTGGGTGGTTAACTTGGTCAACCGTTATGTTCAGGTTTTCACTCATCATCTTCCTCCCAATCAAACGCTTCTGGCATATTACGCAGTGTTGCAGTGGCATAGGAGATACCAACTGCTGCTACTAATGATAATATAAAAAGCATATACTTAATCTTTTTCATCGCTTTGATTTCCTTAATTTAAATTTTGCAAGGTAGACATAGATGGTCTCAACACTAGCACCACACTCCTTAGCAATTTCTTCTGGAGTCCTTTTATCCACAAGATATCTCTTACGCATATAGACTTCGCTTGTATATAGTTTAGCACCCACGGTATTAATTGTCAACCCCTTTCTCTTCTATATCATAATTAAATCTATTAGAGTTTTCCATAATCCATTTATCCTGATTTTCAACATCATATTTTCTTTCATTAATTATTCTATCAATCAGGTATTCTTTTTCAAGTGTAAATGATGGCTCATAAATACGAACTCTGTTGTTAGGCTGAATGGCAAAATTTCCATCATCTCTTTGTATGACATGTCCACATTTATGGTCTGCAGGGCTTTCGGAGTAGCCGTCATCTAAAACATTTGTATCTGGATTGTGCCAGTCTAATGTGAATAGATAGGTTCCTTTATGCATTGTTTTTGTTCTATCAATGTAAGACATTCTAAGGTTGGTTAAATTTTCAAACCGAGTTACTGCAATGTGATGGCTAAAAGAATTCCACAAAACTAAATTGTGAAGATCTACTTCAGGTACTCCTGGCTCAGTACAAAATGCAGAGATTGGAAGTCTCCACCAAAGTCCACCATCTGGCATCATAATGTGGAACAATGGGCTTCTGGACTTCAAACTTGATACACCAAAAACAACACACTCAAAGTATTTATCGTGGCTATCTTGGTGATTTCTTAAATAGTTTCCACGCACATAGCAATTTATTGGTGGTATGTTTGCATTTAACTCTGGCACTATTCAGCCCCCCCTACTGCTTTATTCCAATTCTTAATTGCCCAATGACCAATTCCGCAGGCATCTGCCACATCATTGTCTGTTATTGTTCTGTCATATTGCATGTTAATAAAACCAATTGTTCTTTGCTTTCTTAGTTCTCTTTCATAAGACTTAAGCCATGACTCTGACTTCCCTGGGTTTTGTGACTTAATAAATAGTTTTTCATCTTTGGATATCTTCTTGTTTCCAATAAAGTTCTGCCAAGTAATTGGCGCTACCTTGCCTATAACCTTCGTACCAGACTGCCCTGCTGCTCCAAGAATAGCGCCTTGTACAAGAGCAAGATCAGCAGCAGTCTTAGGGCTATTCATAAACACTGTGTGCTCAATAACGATAGCCTCAAACCCTTCGTAGATATCCAGGAAAGCCTTTACTTTTTGCCCAGCATCCATAACCTTTTCATATGTGTCTTTGCCTTTAAAGTTAATCTTGCCTACAGACTTTAATGTTTTTTCCTGTGTATCAAAAATAGCAAAGGCAAGACTATTGGTGCTGGCATCAATAGCACAAATAGTTTTTGGAAGTTTAGTTCCTATTGCCTCTGCTAATTTCATTTTAAATTATCCTTAATTTCTTTTAGTGCTTTTGCTACATCGGAAGGATTTACATTACATTTTACACAAAGAGTTTCGTCATTATATATTGACAAAGGTTCTTTACATGATTTGCAATTTCTATCCTTACCTTTTCGTTTTTGTCTTCTAGAAATTATATACCTTGCAGCAATTTTTTCTTTTGTTGACATGTCTCTACACTCTGGTGAACAATATATCTGATAAGTTATATCTGTTTTAAATTGTTTATCACACCATTGACAATGTTTCATCTATAGGCTCCAAGGACTTTAGTTTAAAGTCTCCCTTGCCAGCATCTGCACAAGCCTTTTTAATAGGACAAGATTTGCAAATTTTTGAATTTGAGCGATAGTTCTTTTCAGGAAGGGTTCTGTCGACCCAAGCCTTACGAACTGATCTCATCCATTCAAACGTCTGGTCTACCCACCGACGATAATAATCATTTACTTCTACTGGAAGAA